TCGGCCGGTGTGGGCGCGACTATCTGGAACAGGCCACGGTCTACAGCTGGGAAATCTACGAGCAGGAAGTCGAATGAAAAAGTACCGGCGCAGCGGGACAAATGCCACTGCGCCGGTAGATATATAGGTGTAGAGAAAACCAAGAAAAACAGGAGGTTCCCAAAATGAAAACCGCTGGATACTGGCCTTGCAGAAACGAGATCATCGCCGCGCACCTGTCCACCCCGCACAAATACGAGCCGTTCACGGAGCTTTTCGACGTGGACCAGCTCGACGCCATCCGCGACAAATACGGCGTGGACCTTTACCGCGAGTGCTACGCCGACGCGCTGCACGAAGTCATGGAAGCCGCAAACATCATGACACATCTTCGCGCCTTGGGCGTAGAGTGCAAGCCGTTCTTCACCCCGGACGACTGCCACGCGAATTTTATCGCCGTATTTTCCCTCGGCAACACGACCGCCCAACGTATCAACGAGATTGCCAGCAGAGCCGATCTTTGCGTTCTGTTCCAATGTCCAGTCCACTAACAAAAAAACACAAAAATGAATGCAAGTGGGACAAAACGTACTTTCCCTGTAGCAATAAAAGTGTAGAGAAAACCAAGAAAACAGGAGGTTTCATACAATGACGCAACTCGAAATTTTCCGAGAAATCGCCGCTGCCGTGAACGCAGCAGCCGGTTCCAAGAATCCCAAAATGACCATCGTAACCGAAAGTGAGTTCGGCGGTGTGTACTTTTTGCACATCAACGCACATTCCGCAGATATCAAGCCTTATGCACAATACAAAGACGCGCTGACGATCTACTTCAAAAAGCGCGGTGGCCGCTCAGTCTATGGAATGCGCGTCTATGGTACAAAGCCCGTGGCAATCTTCTCCGGATGGCAGGATACAACATGGAAGCAGCCCAAAAGCTTCCTTTGCTTTGACAAGAATATGTTCTACGGTCTGGTTGATGGATTCCCGCAGGAGCAGAAGATTGCCGAGGAATCCGAGCGCGTCCACCTGTCCGAGATTCAGCGGAAGGGTAAGGTTTACAAGGTCGTCAGCATGAACCCGGATGACCCGCAGCCGCGCATGATTGTCGAAACGTATGAAACTGCCGAAGACTTAAAAAAAGCATTTGAGACTTCCGGCGAGTTCCAAAGCACATCGTGCCGGGCAGAATTGCAGGGCGCGCCGAAGCTCAAGAACTTCTGCGGGCCGATGTACGATGGGGAGGACGATCAGGGCCGCGCTGTTATCCGGTACGAGTCGCAGGAAGTCTACGATATTTTGAGCCTCTAGGTTTTTTACGTAGGCTGGGACAAAACCGCTTTCCCCTGTAGATACATAAGTGTAAGCAAACGGCATTCCCGCCCCGGAGGTTACGAGGGCAGAAAGGACATAACATGGAAAGTCGCATCAGGATTAAGGCAACAATGCCGGAGATGTACACTTTTTTCAAGGAAGAAACAGGTGTGCGATTTATGGAAATCCACGATATGCGGTATTCGTCAGAGGAAATCGACCACATGCAGGCAGCCGAACGCAGCAAAACCGTATTCGAATGGCGTGTAATTCTTCGGCATCCCGGAGAAAAAACGGCACTCCGCGGTACATTTACGATTCCCGGCATAACGAAGAAACTGGGAAAGTTGAAAGCGGAGTGCAAAGTTTTTTGATACTGCATCCGATGAACGATTGCGGAGAACTACTCGCTCTTTTCTTTTTTATATTTTTCGGGACAAATTGAGATTTTCAGTAGATATAAAACCAAGAGGACAAAACACTACAGAACATGGAGGAAATCAAAATGTATTACATCATCAACCGCGAGACAGATAAGCTTTAACTTCACTTTTCGAAGGAAGAGTATCAGGCCATGCCGGACGAAACGAAGTCCACGATCAGGAGCAACTTCCTTTTCTCCCGTCGTGGAGGCTGCTGGGTAAGCCGTGCAAAGCGTCCGCACCTTTCCTATGTTGAGCGCATAGCAAAAGACCTGGGCGCGGAGTATCAGGGAAAGACCGGAGAAGAACTGACCTTCGAAGAAAAGATGGAACGGCAGGCAGACCGCGCAGCAGCCAGGGCGGAACGCATGGACGCACGATCTGACGCAGCTGCGCAGCGCGGCGAAGCCCTGCAAAAGCCCGTCGAGAATATGCGCGGCGATATCGCGTTCTTCACGCAGCCGAACATCAACACGTCCGCAGGACGCGCGTTCACCCGGCAGCGCGAGCGCATGTTTGCGGCGTTCGACCGTGGATTCGAAGAGTTCAAAAAATCCGAGTATTACGCCCAGCGAGCAGAAGCCGCACGCAGAACAGCAAATCTGGAAAATTACAAGGATAAGGCATTCTGCGACCGCCGCGTGAAAGACGCGCAGAAGAACATCAAGGCCATCCAGAAAAATCTCGACCACTACCATGCTATGCTGGAATGCGACGGAATGGGAGAACAGCAGAAGCGCTTCGATGGTACGCCTATCGAGCGTGCAGAGATCGAGCGCTGGATTGAAGACGCAGAAGAGCGTCTGGAATCCGAGATTTCCCGCCTCTGCTATTATCAGTCCTGCATCGACGATCTGGGCGGCGTGCAGTTCAGCAAAGAGAACATCAAGCCGGGCTACGTCGTGAAAATCAAACATTACAACGACTGCACCGTCCTGCGAACCGGCCCGAAAAACATTATTTATCGCACCCCAAACGGATTCAATCTGACTGCCGCCTACGCTGAGATTCTGGAAATCGTCAAAGCAGAGGAAACGATAAAGCCGACGCACCCGTTCAAGGTTGGAGAAACATTTGAAATCGGCGCATATGTTGATGGACATCGCGTCAAGCAGGTATGGGAAATTGTCAAATCGACCGCAACGACCGTCACGCTGAAAAACCAGACGACAGGCGAGAACATCCGAAGAACACCGAAAATCCGCTGGACGTGTGAGGGCGACAAGTGGGCGCTCTGCATCGGTGACTACATCGATAGCATGTTCTATCGTTCCATTTGACAAAAAGTTTGCCGGAGGCGGGACAAAGTTCCCGCTTCCGGTAGATACAAAAGCAGAACAGAAAAACCAAGAAAACTGGGAGGTACATAAAATGGGCTGGACTTGGCAGTGTGCGAAATTCTACGATAGAAAGGGCAACATTGACCGCAAAGCAGAGTGCGACGATCTGTACACATGGAACAATGAAGAAACCGGAGACAAATGCCGCGTTTTGAAGTCCGCAATGGTGGGCGCGACGTGGTACGGTGCTTGTGAGAGAAGCAGACCCGGCCAGGAACCATACGTTTTCGCTGGCGTATGCCTGACGAGCGTAGACAGCCGCGAATACTGCAACTTTGGTTACAAGGACATGGATGAATCCATGGGGCCTTGTGAACGGGAATGCCCGGTTTCCATTCTGAATTTGCTTTCTCCGCGTGATGACGAATGGGCGTTGGAATGGCGAGAGGATTGCCGGAACAATGCGGCGCAAAAGGCTGCTGATAGGAAAAACCCGAACAGTCTGCAAAATCTCCCACTTGGTGCGAAAATCACAGTTCAGAAGCGTGGTCAAAACATCGTGCTCGAAAAAGGAAGAATCAGCAACTGCAAGAATCCGGTATGGATTTCGCGGGCTGAGAATCTGTACTATCCGCTTTCCCACATCAAGCGGTACGGTTATAAGCTCTGCGTTACCGCCTAAATTTCCAAGTCATGTAGAAATTTCAGAATCTATATGTTAGAATGGGATGAGATTGGAGGGATGCCGATGTTCTACAAACCCGGCGAGTACCGGATAAACCAAGAAAACGAATTTATTTCCGCCTCGACTGGATTGCCGCTGAAACCCGGCGATCTGGTGGCGCTGGAGGCTTCCTGCGACGCGAATGATATTTCCCCTATCGAAACCTATGGGAAGGAAATCGTTTCGCAGAACCGCGAGGTAGTCGTCGTGAACGGTGTGAAGAAACTGTACAAGTCTGCCGTTGTGCGGATTTGAATCAACTTCGTGAGGTCACGAAATAGATTGCAAGCAGGTCGCAAGTTGGTCGCAACGCTCCATTCAACTATGGGAAAATAGCACGCGAAACGCACGAAAAACACACGCAAGTTGTAAGCAAGTTGTACGCAAGTTGTAAGCAAGTTATACGCAAGTTACCATTTCCGCGAGGTCACGAAAATGGTTGAAAACCAAGAAAACCAGAGCCATCCACGTTCGGACGATTCTGGTTTTCATTGACACATTCAGTTTTTGCGGTATAATGAAGAAAAAGGGGCGCTGCCACAAGCGGTCAGCCAAGGATGCCTATGGGATTTGACCTAACCTTTATGCTGATGGCGGTCATTTCTTTTTGCAGATCTGAACAATCAAACCCGCAAATGCGATGAGTACGGTGGAGAACGAGAAGATCTCAGTCCATGTAGCCATGCGCAACACCTCCTTTATAGGAAGTGCCGACCGTCTGCCACCTCCATGCAGCGCCCCGCCCACCGGAAGGTGGGCTTTTTTATTTTAACGGTACAATAATATAATGTCAACAAACCAAGAAAATTTAAGGGTGGGCGGGACAAATGCAGATTTTGCGTAGAAGAAAAGGTAGAAGCAAACACACAAAATTTAAGGAGGAATTTCTATGAAAAAGATTGTTTGCGTACTCGTTTCTTTTGTTCTCGCATTGTCTATGGCTGCTTGTACAGTCAAATCCAAGCCATCTGCCACGCCGCAAGAAGAAAAAGCGCCCCTTCCAGCACAGGCTGAATCAGACAACCGTCAAAAAGTGAGCGATGAATTGGCCAGTAAGATTGAAATTACGGATTCCTTGTTGGATGAAGCATTGGAAAGTGTAGACCACAATCACTATTATAACGAAAGAACCGGTGAATACGAATTCAGCGTTCATATTTTTGGTTCCGCAGAAATGGCATCTTTAGGGACCCTCCAAAATGTGTGCGACGCTCTTGACGGTTCCTCTGCTTCTACGCACGAGTTTCTGGGAATCGACGTTGTAGGGCGCATTTACGATTCTGACGTAGTGGTGTATGAGTCCAGAAATGGAATTGGAAAATTCATGGTCGATGGAGCTGCTTCAAGTGCGCCATCATCTTCCGGTGCTACGATGGGAGAGCGTAACGCTCTGGAAAGTGCAAAGTCATACTTGAAGTATTCCGCGTTCTCCTATTCAGGGCTGATTGACCAACTCGAATACGAGGGGTATTCAACGTCAGAAGCAACTTACGCGGTCGATCATTGCGGAGCCGACTGGAATGAACAAGCTGTGCTTTCTGCCGCTTCGTATCTCAAATATTCTTCTTTCTCAAAACAAGGGTTAATTGAACAACTGGAATACGAAGGATTCACGCATGATCAGGCCGTATACGGCGTTGAACATAATGGTTACTAAACATGAAAGAAAGCCGCCCAGCCGGGCGGCTTTCTTGTTGACAATGCAGTTTCTCAACGCTAGAATGAATAAGCCCCCATCGTGGGACGGGGCGCTGCATGGAGGTAGCAGACGGTCGGCACTTCCTGAAAAGGAGGTGTTGCTTATGGTGACGTATTCTGATCTGATTCAGATTGGCATTCTTCTCGTAGGCATTTGCTCTCTGGTATTACAGATAAGCAAAAAGAAATGACCGCCCCAACAGCAAAGGTTCGGTCATTTCTTCTTGATCGTTCTTTAGGCTGACTGACTGTTGCAGCGCCCTTTCTTATTATATTAACAGTTTGTGCGAAAAAGTCAAGCGAAAAGGAAAAATAGCAAATGGGTTGTTCCGGTCAAATACCCCTGCTTGAAATTTCAAGCACCCCACTTATCATCCGCCTATACGGGCGGCTTTTCTTTTGTACGCTATATGTAATTTTCGACGTTTTGCGACGCGTTTCGACCGCACATGTGTGTTATCGTGGAAATACAGTAAATATTAAGCATTCCGGGACAAATCACATATTTCATGTAGATATCAATGTGGGAGCGTGTGCATTCCAGTTTCGGTTTCTGACCAAATAATCTTTCCATTTTTGAATTTTTGAATCATGGAAACCTCTCCATGCTGAACGGTGACTAAATATGCGTAGCCGCCATCTGCGTAGAATAAATATGATGTACCTCCAACAACATAACTAGAATAATCTGGCCTGCCCCATTTTGTATGGCTAATATATTGTTCGCTCATTCCAATGTACGGTTTTTCAATTTCTATACGCTTTTCTTCCACTTCGACTTGCTTTTCCGTATCGTCAGACTTAGAAGCATTGGCTTCTTCCTCTTTGATTTCGGCTATAAGCTTTTCCTTATAAAGTCGCGCAGATTCTTCTTTATGTTTCTTTTCACAGCTGCTACCAATAAAGCCGAGAATCAGGACAATAAAAAATATGGTTATTACAGTGGGGAAGCAACCGCTATCGCCTGAAGGATGTCTGCGGTTTCTGAATCCAAATGAAAATGGTCTGTAGGACACACCAATTCCCTCCCATTAGAGATTTCAATCGTGCGACATGATGATATTTAGGTGTTGACAAGTTGATAAAATGGTGATATTATAATCCACGAAAGGAGGGCAGATGATGCCGAGGCCGAAAGATAACACGGAACGGGTCAATGTGTTCTTTACACCAGAGGTTTTGAGCAAAATTAAAGAAGAAGCACAGAAACGTGGTATGACAGTAAGCGGATATATCAGATTCGCCGTTCTGGAATACCTAAAATCCAGTTCCGAAAAATAAAATACCGCCGCGCTGGCAATCTTGGCGGAGCGACAGCGCAACGGTACGACCGAAATTAACGCGGCTTCACGCGCAATTTCTGTATCTATTTATACATGAATTGCCCGCAGAAGTCAAGGCTTCGGCGGGATTTTTATACCCTTTTTGGGTACACACCACGATTCAAGGAGTGACTTTAATAATGAATAGTTTGACAGAAATCAAATCCGTTCCATTCATGGGGCGTGACCTTATGGCCGCAAAGGCTGAAGACGGAACTATCTATGCAGGCGTTAGCTACATCTGCAATGGAATGGGGATGAGCGAAGGGCAAGTCAAAGCTGAGCGTGTGAAAATCCGCAATGATAGCGTTCTTTCTAAGGGGGGACGAAGTTTCATCCTCCCTACAAACGGAGGCCCACAGGAAACGCTTTGCCTCGAACTTGACTATCTTCCCCTCTGGCTTGCGAAAATTAGCATCACGCCGACGATGAAAGCCGAGAATCCGCAGCTTGCCGAACGACTGGTGCAGTATCAGTTAAAGGCCAAAGATGCGCTGGCGGCGGCGTTTCTCCCGAAGCGTCCCAACACAATGGCCGAGCAGCTTTTGGAACAGGCAAAGTACATGGTCGAACAGGAGCGCCGCATCGCCGCTCTTGAAACCGGCCAAACGCAGATGCGTGACACAATGAGCACGGCGTTCTCCGCACTCGCTTCCCCTACCGTCAGTCGCGATCATTGGCAAGTGGAAACAAGAAGCCGCATTCGGCAGATGTGTATGGAATTCGATCTCAACTTCCAGAAAGAAACCGGCTCGCTCTATAAGTCGCTGGAAGAATCCGCTGGATGCAACCTTGAAGTCAGAGTGAAGCATCAGCGCGAGCGCATGAAGGTCGGCGGCGCAAAATACGCAGACCGTCAGGCCGTCAACAAACTCACCGTTATCGCCCACGATCAGCGGCTGCGGGAAATCTTCGCTGGAATCGTCCAGCGCAGATACGCGCAGCTTGTAGCCGCTAAAATGCCGAAAAATTAAGGAGGAACAAACAGCCATGTAAAAAAACATTTGCACCGCTTGTTATGATGAGGGTAGAGGGAAATTCCCAGAACAACGATCAAAGGGGTGTATAATTTGAACAAGTTACAAATCATCAACAAAAACGGCGTGGAAGTCGTAGACAGCCGCGAAGTCGCGGAAATGATTGGCAAAGATCATCGGCATCTCATCAGGGACATCCGAGGATATGCTGAAATTCTCGGAAAAACCATTGAGCCCAATTTTGGGCTCAATGACTTCTTCATTGAATCCAGCTACAAAGACAGCATTGGTCGAACGCTCCCGTGCTACCTTCTGACCAAAAAGGGCTGCGACATGGTAGCGAACAAGATGACCGGTGAAAAAGGTGTCCTGTTCACTGCGGCATACGTCACAGCATTCGAGGAAATGCGCGAAAAACTTTCCGCGCCCAAAGCCATGAGCACGGCGCAGCTTTTCGCCATGCAGGTGCAGATCAACTTGGAGCAGGAGCAGCGTATGAAAGCGCTGGAAGAAAAAACGCAGGCCACGCAGGAAACCGTGCAGGAAGCATTTTCTGCGCTATCCTACCCCACTGTCAGCCGCGACCATTGGCAGGATGAAACGCGCCAGAAAATCCGCCGGGTCTGTTTTGAAAACGGCCTGAACTATCAGCAGTTCACCGCGCAGACCTATGACGAGCTGGAAGCGGACGCGCGTGTAAAGCTCGAAACCCGCGTGAATAACCAGCGGGAGCGGATGAAAGCAGGCGGTGCGAAGTCCGCCGAAATTCAGGCGGTAAACAAGCTGACCGTTATTGCAGCAGACCCGAAACTCCGGGCGATATACTCCGCAATCATTCAGCGCCATTCGGCGCAGTTCTTAACCGAAAGACTTTCTAACATGTGAGAGGAGAAAATACCATGGAAAACGAATTCAGAAAACTTCTTGGAAAAGTCGATGACATGGACGAATTTGTCCGGTTCATGATGTTCTGTTTCAAACGGCTGAATCTCGGCGAAGATGTGCCGGAGATTTGGGCTGCGTGGTGCAGTGAGAAGAATCAAGCAGTCTTTCCGAGAAACTGAACGAAAAAGTAGTTTCTCGGTGGCTTCACAAACATCAATCATCAGGAAAAATTCAGGAGGGAAATCAAAATGACAAAGACAGAGTGTGCTGTTTACGATCTGTTTAAGGAACTTGGCATACCCGCACATCTAAGCGGATATGCGTACATGAGTGAAGCTGTCAAGAGCGCGTATGAGGGCGAATATGGAAGCGTCACGACGGAAAGACCAGGTTGTATGTATCGAGATGTAGCTAAGAAATTCAATACCACGGCCAGTAAGGTTGAACGTTGTATGCGGCACTCCATTGAGTTCGCGTTTCTGAACGCAAATCCGCAGTATTTGTACAAGGTCTTCGGAAACGTCGTAGACAGGCATAAAGGCAGACCGACGAACAAGATGTTCGTGTTCCAGTGCGCACGGGAAATCGAGCGCCGGTTGTCAGCATGAAAAAATCCCCGCAGGCAGCGGGACAAATGCAAAAACTCGGTAGAACAAAAAGTGCAAAGCAAATGTAAAATCAAAATCAAAAAGGAGATCAGTCACAATGAAGAAAGAAAAATGCACCGCTCTGGTCTATGCCCCAGAGCTTACCCCGGAAGACGTTTTCAGCCACCTTGTTAATCACCACGCAGACGTTGTGCGCGCCAGAAACGCACAGAGGGCGTACAAACGGTATTTGGAACGCAAACACCGCTGTATTGCCTCTATCGTGATCGTCGTATCCTCGCTTGCCGCAGCCGCCACGCTGCTCATCACGAGCGGTGTTCTTGCGACGGTTTGAATGGAGGTGCGCGGTTGTACACGTTGTATGACAGCTATTCCGACTATCCCGCTCTGATTGGCACATTTGAGAGTGTCGATCAGGCGCGGGAGGCCGCGCAGAAAATGGATGAGGCAACGGGCGGGAAGTTCTTTCCGAGGCTCGTCAAAGATGGAAAGGTCATTCAAGATTGGGGGTACTAAAACGTGACATACGCAACGCTCGTAACTATCGCTTCTCTGCTTGAGAAAGAGAAGAACATCCGCGAAAAGGAATGCGAGCTCCTGCGCGAGAAGCTGAATTCTGCGCGTGACAAAGCGGAAGATGCGCCAGAAGACGAAGAACTCTCTCATGTAGCAGAGTTCACCCGCGCATTGTATGAAAAGGCCAGAAAAGGACTTCTCAACCATGAACGTGCTTGCGAGGACTTCTTTGAGCATGATTTTCGATAGGAAATTTATTCGGAAGTGGGACAAATCCATTTTTTCGGTAGAAACATAGGTGTAAGACAAAACACCATACAGGAGGCCAAAAACAATGAAGAAAGTCAAGGAATTATGGAACGAGTTCGGCGATGTGCCGATGAACCCAGAAACAGAGTGCATCGAGGAAGCATGGCACGGATTCCCGGCCGGAACAAATCGGGAGGAAATTTGGCACTGGTTCGAGGAAACGTTCGACGTTCGCGTCGCTGATCTGATGTACGGAGGTATCTGAAATGGGACAGCGTTCACAGATCTATGTCCGCGCGTCCGGGCAGCTCATCGTCGCAAACTACTATCAATGGAACTATGCCGAGCGAATGATTTCGCGTGCTAGATACGGCATTGAGTACATCGATTCGGTCAAGGACTACAGCAACTGGATTTTTCTCCGCGACGTGAACGTCGAACATTTGCGCCGCATCCTGGACGTAAACTTCGACCTCAAGGACTACCAGATTTCGAGCAAGATCATCGAAGAATGGAAGGACGTTTTTCCAGACAAGCCTTTCAATGATGTTGTGTTTGACTGGCAGGACAACAACGACGGCCAGCTGTTCATCGACTTCACGAAAGACGGAAAGATCTCTTATGCGTTCCGGAAGACGGAAGACATGGCGTGCGAAACTCCGATGTCTGCTGCCGAATACATGGAATGGGATCGTCGGAACTGGCTGGATTGTGAGTCCATGACGAAGGCCGAAAAAGCCACCTGCCGCCGCAACATTGCAGCTATCGATAAGATGGCCAGACTTATGACCGCAGAGGAATTGAAAGAGTTCGTCCATCATGACTACGGATATAAGTCCGTTCAGGAGGTAGGCTGACATGGATAGCAGATGGAAACTCCTTGAGCAGTACGGTGAACTGTTCTGCGCAAAATGTCACTCCAGTATCGTGTGCAACGAGTTTGGGGATATGCCGGAGCAGTGTCCCGTGTGCGGTACAAAGTTCAACTGGTCGGAAGATATGCTGCAAGCATTTTGGCCAGCATTCGCAGCCACTTGTGAACAGGCGTTTGCTCCGCAAGATGCATGTAACCCCGACTGCGAGATCCCTTCTCAGCGTGAAGTGGAGTTGTGATCCAAAACACTTGCGGAGCAAGCGTTTGAACCCGCAAAATCTCCGTAAGTTCCCGCAAGATACCCGCAAAAAACGTAGATTTTCCGGGACAAAACCAGAATCCCGGTAGAACAGTAAATGTAAGCAATCACACAACAACAATTATTTTATGGAGGTAATTCAAAATGGCAAAGGCAACTAAGGAAGCACAGGAGACCAAGGCGATCAGACGGTACATCAAGCTCACGTTCATTGAGCCGGTGCTGGGCACCTGGCCGAGCAACGAGAATGTGGCGCGTGACTTCATCGCGTCCAAGTCTCCGGACGCAAACACAATCGAAGATGAGGTCGCAGCAATCGGCGCGGAAGCTGTAGCTGATAAGGCAATGACGGTATTCCCCCGTGTCGATGGCAAGCCCGTATTCTGGGATTACCAGATTAAAGGCTTTTTCAAAGACACTTGCAGCGCCCTCGCCCGTGCCAAGTACACAAAGTCCAGCGGCCTGAAAGCATTCAAGAAGGTCATCGACGGTATGATCTTCCCCTTCCCCCGCGCAATTTCCATCAACGTCAACGGAGAAATCGGCGAATGCCAGCGGCCGCTCCGTGCGCAGACTGCGCAGGGTGAGCGCGTGAGCCTCGCAAACTCCGAGGAAATCCCGGCTGGAAGCACGATTCAGTTCGGCGTAACACTCGCAGACCCGGCGCACGAAGCACTGCTGATGGAGTGGCTGGACAATGGATTCTTCCGTGGTCTTGGTCAGTGGCGCAACTCCGGCAAGGGCCGGTTCGTCTACAAGATGCTCGACGAAGAGGGCAACAACCTCGGCGGCACGGCAGAGAAATTCGGTTACATGATGCAGGAAGCGAACTTCTTCCCGGAGGAAAAGGCGGGCTGATAGGCCCGCCGAACGGGGCAATGGCTGAGGACAGCGCGGCCTGGCCCAGAATGGCGAAGGCTTGGGTGCGCCTTGCTCTGCCCTGCGCGGCATCGCAAAGGATCAGCAATGCTCAGCAATGCTCAGCACAGCAAAGGAAGAGCAGAGTGATGCGAGGCAAGGAATGGCGGAGTGATGCAAGGCAAAGATAGCAACGGAGAGGCGGAGCGCCGCACGGCCAAGAACTGCATAGGATAGGCTGAGTTCTGTTTTGGAACCAGAAGAACAGCAGAGGCTTTGCGGGGCGATGCGTATCTCGGCAACGCAATGGAAAAGTGGAGACTGACGTAGTGCTGAAATGGAGCGGCTGGGAGATGTTTCGCATAGTGAAGACGAAGTATTGAGAAACAGTGACACGCGATGGCTGGGTATCGAAATGAGTCGCCTCGATGCGCCCGGAAAAGCAACGGCAAGGTTGGGTTAAGCAATGCGTAGCGGAGGCGAGGCAAAGTACGGTCAGGCAAGGTATAGCAAAGGAATGCAAAGTAAAGAGTCGCCGCGCACAGAAACGCAAGGGCGAAGGAACGAGAGGCGAAGCATTGTTTGGCAATGGCATTGAGATGAATCGAAGCGCGATGGAATGGCAAAGTAAAGAGTCGCCGCGCACAGAAACGCAGGGGCGATGCGGGGGTTGGTGACGTGAAGCAAGGGCGATGCACCAAGAGGCTGAGGTGTGCCAAGGAACGCAATGGTTCTGCACTGCTTTGAATCGCAACGGCGTCACATAGCATGGAAACACATGGCGAAGCAAAGGCAAGGTGGAGCGTAGCTACCTACTGCTGAGGAATGCAAAGGATTAGTTGAGAAGCGAGTAGCCACGCGAAGGTAAGGCAAAGAAGAGTTAAGCGGTGCAACGCATCGGCACAGTGTATAGCGGGGCCTGGCGCTGCAAGGGAAAGGCGACGTGTCGAGGGGTGATGCATTGGAATGGAATGGAATTGAGTGGCATGGCATGGCACTGCAACGGAAGTGTAGCGCCCTGATAATCATAGCGACGGCAAAGGATAGTTGAGAACACCGTTGAAAAGCAATGGAAGTGTATCGCGCAGTCAAGCAGAGCGGCGGATTAGTTGAGCAACGGGTAGCCATGGAATAGCGGTTCGGAGTTTAGTAGAGCTAGGGAAAGGCAAGGTGCGGTCTGGCCATGGAATGCAATGGCAAAGCGCGGTGACGGTGGGAACAGCAACGGTGAAGTACGTCAATGCTTCGAAAGGCCAGGGTATAGCATCGATTTGATCTGCAACGGCTGGGCGGTGATACGGATTGAGTCGCTACGCGGTGAAACGGCATGGCAAGGAATGGAAGTGTTTTGAGTTGTGCAGCATTGAAGTGGTGCAGGTTGGCTACGTCAAGCAGCGAAATGCAAAGGAGAAGCAATGCTCTGAGGGGCCGTGAAAAGGATATGCGTTGCGAATCAAAGCGGGGCAAAGCAAAGGGGAGGCAGGTTGACATAAGAATGTAAAAAAACATTTGCCCCTATGAGTATAATGAAAAATGTAAGGAGGATTTCATATGGGATTTCCAAGCGCCTATGAAAAATTCCGGTCAGCAATGATTGCATACGAAGAAAACCTTCGAGCGATAGGCCGTTCTGAAACAACAATCAAAAACGAAGAGTTTGTGTTCAAACTGTTTTCCGATTTCATGTTGGAAAACAAATTGTGGGACAGACGCGAAGAGGGATTCACAGACGTTCAGGCGTGGCGCGACCAGCTGCGCAGAGATGGAAAAAAGCCGACTACAATCAGGCAATACCTGACGGTTCTTTCCGCACTCTACAATTTCGCCAGTTCCGAAGAACTCGGTGAAAACCGCTGGTATGACAGAAACCCAGTTTCAAAACTCCTGATGCCAGACACAAGGAAATTGGAGAAACGCCCGTATGACCAGTTTCTGACCGACGAACAGGTTTTGCTGCTCTGGAGGAATAATCCGCCGAAAGGACTCAAGCGTCCATATCTCTGGCCGAGAAACTACGCCATTGTTATTTTGCTTCTGACAACAGAAATCAGGAACAGTGAACTTCTGGCACTAACTCCGAACGATCTGGATTGGGAAAACGCAGAGTTGACCGTCGAACACGGAAAAGGAGACAAATTCCGTCAAGTGGACTTTCCTATCATCGCCCAGACTGCCATCCGTATGTATCTGAACAGCGGAATCCGGCCAGTGACTGTCGATAGCACAGATCCGCTTTTTGGGACAGAAGCAACATTCGAATTCAAAGGTGACAACAAAGGTGAAGAATGGCACGCAGGGACTCGGCAATGGCTGTCAGACGTCGTTCGGAGGCATGTAAAGGCTGTCACTGGTGTAGACATGATTCGTTCCCACGATCTGCGGCATGTCGGAGCAAGGCTCGATCTGAACAGTGGAATGACCTTTGAGGAACTGCAAGCAAAGCTTGGGCACGAGTCGGTGTCTACGACGCAAGTTTATTCTGGAAAACTGACAAGTCGAAAAAACAGACGCTTAACAAAAGTAGTGCAGGAGGAAAAAGAACGTCAGGCGCGGAGAAACATTGACAAATTGGAGGCTGCCGGCGATGATTTTTTCGGAACACTCCGGTTGAAACAAATACCACAGCCGGGAATAGCGTGATAAAAACCAAGAAAACTAAAGACTCTGGGAGCAAGAATGTCGGGAAGAAAAACCAAGAAAACTAGAGTTATCCGGGTTTGAAACAAGCCCGGATACATGGTGGAACAATGGCGCACTGATTGGTTCATAGTCCACTCGGTATCGGTTCAAATCCGATTTCCACCACAATGCCGCAGTTTTTTCGATTTTTCTGCGGCACGGCATATGGCCTCCTTTCTAATGAAGAAAAGCGTCACCCATGTAAGCGCAGGCGCTCGCCGGGACATGTTAGAGATTCCGGTGCTCCAAGCTGGGAAGCTTGGCTATGGGAAACATGTGCGTGTAGTTTAATGGTAGAACCTCAGACTTCCAATCTGATGGTGGGAGTTCGATTCTCCTCACGCACTCCACATGGGTGTTGCGGCGGACTCAGGGAAAGTTTTGAAGTTCCAAAGGCTTTGGTGAAACGATATATCCGGCCAACCGCTCGGCCTGTAGGTAGTGCAAGTACGACAGGGCGCAGAATTATTACAGTAGCTGGCTCCGGCTTAATGTGTGAAAAAACGGATGCGACCGATGCACCGGCGCAGGGCTGAAAAGTTCCGTGGTCAATCCCTCTTGGCTTCCAGACGGTTCGCTGTGAGGCGTGAAAGATGGAAGAAAAACTGGTGTGGCGACGCAGACCAACGGCGCAATGCCGCGTCTAGGCGTTGAGTAATGGCGGATCTGGGGGTCAAGAGTGGATGACTGTGAAAAATGAGGGAAGTGAGTAAAAACGATGGGCGAAAACGATACCGCGTACTGCATCAGGTGCGGGAAGAAGACAGAGTATTCGATAAAGCTTCAGCGCGTGAGAGTGAATGTTTGTGGGGTGCGTTTCAGCTATATTGAGAATAGACCATGTTGTATAAGTTGCGGAGAAGAAGTCTACGTTCCAAAACTTGAAGACCGAAATTCTGCTGCTAGGAAGTTTGCGTTCAACCAATCTCTGGAAAAGATCAGAAACAAATTTGATTCAAATGGAGGTAAATCATGAGTCTTGATATTCGTTACTTAACCAACGGCACAAAAAACGTCTACGTTGTTGTAGACAGTGCATCGCGCCCGGTTTCTGTCAACTACTACGAAACGCGGGATGAGATTCCGGTTCAGATTCGGCACTATGCGCCGGAAGGAAATCCGATGTTCGTCGGGCCTGACGGAGCAAGGAACCTTTTCGCGATGAAGGCTCTGTACCCAGATTTGATGAACGAACGATGCTCTCTACCGGAATTCGTAGGGCTCCCTTGCATCTTTGAATCATGCCAATTATGTTGGCAAGCGTGCAAGGGCAGGTACACGGAGTCAGGAACATGAACGATATCAGGTCGGTTGATTTCAGCGACGCGCAGATTAAATCGTTCCTGTTTGAGGTGTACATTGCAGGCTTTGAAGCCGGATATTCCCGATGTACAGACATACACACTGGTTTCAACACATGGTATCGTGATGTAATTCAGAAAGACAATCTGCCGGTCTACGCGGCACTTGACAGCACTAACAAGGACGTGCAGAGTGCGATGGATAGCGTCCTCTGTATCAATCAGATTCTGTATTCGGGCCGCTATGAGTCCATCCGGCCGCAGCTTGAATTTGCAGAAAAAGTATTGAAAGATTTCATCGCCGAAAGGTGTTGAGATACCATCCGAGTTTGGCTAGTTCGCACAAGCGTTCCGCTGTGTAGAAAATCGGAACCCATGAAAGTCCTCGTTGCGCTGGTACGCCAAACACAACAGCGCGGGCAGAAATCCTTGGCAATACTAGTCATGTCAAGGTTGCAAGGCGGGGCATCGTGCCGCCAATGTGGAGCCGTAGCGCAGTTGGTAGCGCGCCTGATTTGGGATTAGGAGGCCACCAGTTCGAGTCTGGTCGGTTCCACCAGTTGCCGGGCCGCTCCCGGCTGATGTGGGCGGTTCCCGTCTCACCCCACAAAGAATGACAATGCCCGCTGAAAACTGCACGGTATGTGGATCGAGGTTCAAAAGAACGTAGAGCCCACAACGTAATGGTTCTGTTGAGGATGCCCGTGATGTGACAATCTAAGCGAGAAGACGGCCAAAAAGGAAAGGAGAACGCTGGTGTTTGACTACAATCCAAGTAAAAAGAAAGCCGCAGAAGAACTGGACAAATACGACTTCACAAAGCTCCTGAAACAGTGCTGCAAAATCGGATGGCGCGACCCGCTTTCGATTGGACTAAAGGGAATTGTCGGGAGGTATCCAGAACTTGAAGACTCGGTGAGGCAGATAGGCCCAGACGACCTCGTTCACTATCTTATGGCAAAATACCCTGTCTTTTTCAGGGCAAAGGTATCGGTGGAGATGTATTTTCTTTAGAATTGTATACGGATGCGTGGCCGAGTGGAAAGGCAGCAAGGGTATGTGGTGCAGGAAAGCGCGGCACACATTTCCATGGAAATCATAAAAAATATGCAAGGAGAGATAATGGAGTACAGTTATAAATTCCGAATATATCCTTCGTATTCCCAAACCTGTCTGATTCAACAGATATTCGGATGTTGTCGATTCATTTGGAATTACTATCTCAGCATGAGGAAAAACGCATATGAACAAGATTCCAAGACGATGAACTATTGTGAATGTTCTGCGGATATGACGCAACTAAAAAAGTTTCTTCCGTGGCTTCGAGTGGCCGATTCTACAGCGCTCCAATCATCGCTGAAGGATTTGGATGACGCATATCAGAATTTTTTTCGCCGCGTCAAGAATGGAATGCCACCCGGATTTCCGCGATTTAAGAGCAAACGTGAGCATAGGCAGAGTTATAAATCAAAAGGCGGTATAAAAGTTTTTGAAGATGCCGTCCAGCTTCCGAAACTGGGGCGTGTCAAATGTCGGGTTTCAAAAGAAGTCAAAGGCCGCATCCTATCAGCTACGGTATCGCAGAATCCCGGTGGCAAATATTTCGTATCACTCTGCTGCACTGACGTTGAAATCGAGCCATTGCCGAAGACCGGTGCTGTGATTGGCGTTGATATGGGACTGAAAGCGTTCGCAATCACGTCCGATGGAATAGAATATCCAAATCCACGTTATCTAGCCAAAAACCAGAAGAAACTTGCCCGATTGCAACGGCAGCTCTCCCGAAAGCCAAAGGGGAGCAACCGGCGTGAGAAAGCGAGGGTTCAGGTGGCTCGGTTGCATGAGCATATCACAAACCAGCGCAGCGACATGATGCACAAACTGTCAACGCAGCTCATTCGAGAAAATGATGTGATCTGCATCGAGGACTTAGCACCGAAGAACATGGTCAAGAACCATCGGCTTGCGAAGTCCATCAGCGACGCATCTTGGGGTGAGTTCAGGCGGCAACTAGAGTACAAAGCTACGTGGTATGGGAAGAAAGTCATAGTGATAGACCGATTCTTCCCATCCAGCCAGATTTGTTCCTGCTGCGGGTATCGGAATACCAGCACAAAGAATCTGGCGGTGCGGGATTGGACGTGTCCTGAATGTGGGACGCACCATGACCGGGATGTAAATGCCGCAAAGAACATTTTGAGTGAGGGCTTGCGCCTACTGGCCTAGCCTAAACACGCGGTAGGGCGGGACACGCCCGAACCTATACGCTCGTGGAGACCATGTAAGACGCAACTACGGCGCAACGGTCGCTGAACCGAGAATCCCCTGTTTTTCCACGGGAAGTGTCAATGGGGTTGAAGCAGCCACCTCGGACGGGAATAAAGCTCGTCGCATACTGCCTGCACCATGCGGGGTTCAAATCCCCGCCGCATCCACCATGCCCGCCAACATACGAGGTGGTTACTCGTTAAATCGTAGTTGGAATGAAACCTCCGCATCTGGCAGCGGTGTCGTCGGGTTGATATAGCCGATAGCGAAGTTTGGGAGTAAACAAGCGAAATGGGAACTCCCCACTCAGATCGTCCATCATGAGGGTAACAAGGTGGAGACAAGGAATCATCAAATCATGCTTTAAGCGGAAATGCCGCTTACTCGACCGGAGCCTGCTCTGGTCAAGGTTACAGGTTGGTTCGGTGGGACGCCACTGCATGAGCCTGCATACAGGGGTATCGCCAAGCGGTCTAAGGCATGGGACTTTGACTCCCAGATTCGCAGGTTCAAATCCTGCTACCCCTGTCATAGCCGCCCGTTGGGGTTCTCCGCGCGAGATCATAACAAGGTGGATTCATAACCCTGCACAGCAGGCCCGCCGCTGGCCGGCATCGGGGCATACCGCAGGGCCACCGGCTAAAGACGCTGTACCCGCAGTGTCCAAGGAGAACGAGGCACAATGCAGCTGTATAGGCCAGAAAGCGGGATAGTCGCCACGCTGCAATATATGATGGTGCCGCATTCACAGGAATACTGTGTTGCGAAACGGCTAAGTGGAGTTTGATGAACAGCCATCATATTTCCTGCGCTTGATGCGTGGGATGCCGGAACCAACAGAATATAGTGGTGGAAACCCACCGGGGCGAGGTAACACTCGTGCCGACAGCGCAGTAAAAGTCGTTTGCGTGTTTCGGCCAAAAAGGTAAAGGTCAAGCGGATATAGACCTTCGTAGAGACGGCACAAGTCCATTTGGGAAAGCTCCGTTCAGCTTGCCGGGAAAGACTCACTAGTGGTCGAACCGGATGAATCCGCCATCACCGCTCGTTACGCTTGGGAACGAGGATAATAACTCCAAGCTTTGGCAGCATATTTGGGAACGCTTTATACACTGCCGAGAGTTAAGCGCCGGTGTGCAACCACCTAATTTGCCGTTGGTTTGCGCGCAAAACCTCACGTCCGGTACGTTAAGCCGGTCATAGATGGGCCGTTAGCTCAACGGTAGAGCAAGCCGCTCATAACGGCTCGGTCGTAGGTTCGACACCTACACGGCCCACCATTCATTCTTGAGAAAGGAGGATTACACATGAACAAGGAAGAACTCGTTCAGGCGGTTTCCAGCATTACCAGTATGCCGAAGAACGCCAGCCTTGAAGCTGTCGATGCTGTTTTTGAAGCGATTGAAGAATCTCTTATTTCGCACGAAGATGTCACTATCGCAGGCTTCGGTAAGTTTGTTGCGAAGTACCAGAAGGCCAGAGATGCGCGGAATCCGAAGACCGGTGAAAGCATCAAGGTTCCAGCCCGTTTTTCGGTCAAATTCTCGCCGAGCAGCATTCTGAAAAACGCAGTTGCGAAGTAATTCATGGGGCTTCACAGCCCCTATACATATTGAAAAATACAGAAAGGATACACTTCTATGCAGGATATAAGAATCCATAGGGGCGACATTTTCTGGGTTCGGCAGGACTATGCTGCTGTCGGATCAGAAGCGAGAAAGAATCGCCCAGCAATCATTGTCAGCAACGATAAGAACAATACATATTCCGAAACTGTAGAAATAGTTTATTTAACAACTGCCGAGAAAAAGCCGATGCCTACACACGTTTCCATTGAAACGATGGGCAAGCAGTCTACTGCGCTTTGTGAGGCTATCTACACAGTTGACAAGGAACGTCTGGAGAACTACTACTGTACGTTGACAGCTGATGAAATGAAACTTGTCGACCAGGCTGTTCTTGTTTCCCTAGGGCTTACCGTCCACCCTACCTGCACCGTAGATGTATCTCAATCGTTGGAACCAGAAAAGGTACGTGTTCCGCTCAACGAGCCATTCGGATTAGAAGACGCATATCGTGTGATTCAGAAGGAACGCGATACGCTGCTTGCACAGAAAGAAATCTATGAGAAGATCTGCGCCGCTGCGCTGCCGCGTTGGCCGAAGGATATTGAGGTGGGAGAATGATCTACCTTGACCATGCTGCTACTTCGCCCCTACTTCAATGCGCAAAGGTCGCCTTCAATGCAGCATCAACGGCAGTGTGGGGGAATCCAAACTCTTTACATTCTTTTGGGCAAAGTGCCAGAAATGCGTTGGAAGCTTCCCGTGAAGCTGTAGCGCAGTGCTTAAAGTGCAACTCAGATCAAGTGTTCTTTGTTTCATCCGCGACGGAGGCTTGCAGAATCGCGATTGAAATTATGCTTGGTAAATGCCGTGAAGTTACTGCAAGTCTCGTAGAGCATTCGGCTGTATCAAGCATTACCGATCACATACTTATCAGTCGTACAAGCAATGAGTTTCACGGTTTCGCTCATATCTGCACCAACAACGAAACCGGTGAAATCTATGATTTAAGAAGTATCTTTTCAGGGTATGATTTGACGTTCTCCGACTGTACCGCAGCCATGGGGAAGCAAAAAATCAACTTCCGTGAAAGCGGAATAGACTTCATTTGCGGAGGTGGTCACAAGTTTGGTGCTCCGATTGGAATCGGCGTGTTGATCGCGCGAAATCCGGAAGCAATCACAACGAATTTCCATTTTGGAACGCCTTCTGCTCCACTCGCAGCCGCATTTGCAGAAGCGTTAGTGTTCAGGACAGACCATATAGAAGAGTTCAAAAATGCAGCAGCCACCTTGCATGACCGCCTGATTGATGGTATCATGAACGAAGTACCGGACGCACAGCTTAATGGACGGCTTTACAAGGGAAATGAAGTCATGCAATCTCCGTACATTGCAAACGTTTCCTTCCCGAACATCGAGAACCACGCACTTGTCCTGCGTCTTGCGGCTGACGGATTGATGGTTTCATCCGGTGCGGCGTGTTCTAGCGGAGATAACGCCCCGTCCCGTGTGCTTCTCGCTTCCGGATATTCTGAGGAACGCGCACGTTCGGCCATCCGGTTCAGCTTCGATTACAAACTCGACCCGAATGCAAATGATATGGGCAATAACTACGGGCTGAACCTCGAACGAGATATCAAAATCATTGATGACGCAGTAAAAATCGTGGCACAGAATGTGCGGGAAATGAGGGGTATATAATATGCCGCGCAAAAAACTCAATTACACAGACAACTATTACAAGCCATTCCCCAACCGTCTTCGTAGACTCATGCGTGGGGACGCAGGGAAAATCAACAGAACTGTATCTCAGCAAGAATTAGCGGATTATCTCGGTCTGAAGGCAAGGCAGTCTGTATCTGCATACTGTGACGGTTCTGGACAGCCCAGTTGGGAGAATATCGCAAAAATCGCAGAATACTTCAGCGTATCTACGGACTGGCTGCTAGGTGTAACAAACATTGAAAGCGTTGAGCAAAACATTCAAGTTGCAGCTGCTACACTTGGCATTTCAGGGAAAGCCGCTGAGAATCTAGCAAGGATTTCAACTGAAACCGAAGATGATAACATATTTATTTCCCTCAAGAAATCAGCGGCGCATGATGCACTAAATAGGATTCTGGAATCAGAAGATGTGCTTTGGGTTGCGGAAGCTACAGATCATTTGTTGGACATAGAAAAAGCACGTCCGCGAAATATATTTTAATCCACGCGGGACAAATCTGATTTTCCGGTAGAATCAAAATTGTAAGCCCTCACGGGCACATTAAAAAATTATAGGAGGCAAACCCAATGGCAATGGATATTCAGGATATGGTGGCTGCAATGGCAGCGAAGAATGAGGCATTCCGTGGGAACGAGATGGTCCCTGAGAAGGTCGAGGTATACAACAAACTCAAGGAACACGCGGCAGCGATTTCCAAGGCAATGCGTACCCCGTGGCACGCGGATGATTTGGAGCTGCGTGAGCAGAATACGTTTGTCTACGTTGACTTCCCTCTCCCAGTCAGTATTCTCAATGACAGCATCCGCAATCGCATTTCTGAAATGTACAAGCTGGCCGACATGGTGACGCTCGCCGATGTCAACTGTCGGCTGCGCATGACATTCACTGTCGCAAACGTCTGGAAAGAGTGAGTGGATATTATGACGAAACAGGAGCGACTTATCGTATCGGCTTATACTGGCGTGTTGATGTGTGGCTTTGGGGAGTTTCACAACTATGTGGAACAGCTTTTGCAGCGTCCAGTTTTCACGCACGAGCTTGCAACGGAAGATGTGCAAAAAGAGATTAAGGAAAAGGCGCGGCCGGCATTTTTGATGTTATGCCAGGAGGATTAAGAGAGATTTAAATAGAGAATTGGAGGCAGCCATGAAGAAACTTTCAGAGATCATCCCCGGAAAAACTTTTGAGTTCGCAGGTGAGAGATTCGTTGTTTTGCTTCAGGGTGACGGCGCTGCGTTCGTCCTGCTGGCTCAGAGCAAGGAGTCCTGCCCGTTCAACGACAAGGACTATGCGGAGAACCGCAACGACTACATCTGCTCCACCTTGAAGGAGCGCATCGACAAGTGGGTGGAGGCCCTGCCTCGCACCTCGGAGGAGGCCGCAGCTATTCTCCCGTTTGAGGTGGATCTGAGGTGCACCGACCGCGGCAAGAGCTACGGCACCATCACGGTCAAGGCAGCGCCCCTGACGCTCTGGCAGTACGGCCAGTTCAAGGAGTTGATCCCGCTGGACGAGGGTGACTGGTACTGGCTCGTCACGCCTTGGGCGTGTCGGTGGCTCCGCTCCCCGTTCACCCGCGACACCTACTACGTGTGGTTCGTCGGCTTCGACGGCGACTACTTCAGCAACTACGCATCCGGCTCGGGCGGCATCCGCCCCGCTTTGCTGCTCAAATCTGATATCAACGTATAGGGAGTGAATGTATGGGAGGTAAACTCCACACGAATGTGGTCAAGAACCGCTACACATTCCTCGTTGTGTACGATGACAAAGATAATGAAGAACTCACGGTCGAGGCCGAAAGTGTAGGTGCAGCAGCGTTAATGTTGCCGCATCGTCGGAGAGGCGCAGTGCTTTTGAACAGCACGCCATTGGAAGTAGAGGGCAATAAACACAGAATAATCTTCGATTCAGGTGAAGACGGCATCATGTATTTTGATGAAGATCACGACTAATATGCAAAGAACCGAGGGAGTCAATTATCCCTCGGTTCTCTTTTCCTCAGAAGCAGAATGCGAAGCTTACGCCGAGGCTGCTTGAGGCATTGGACGCGCCCGCCTGGCCGTTATCTCTGACTCTGCAAAACATACCGCCGCTGGCTGATGACCGTTCCCACCAGAATTCGTCAACGCCTTCTCTCTTCTTGATCTTCGGGTTGCCCGCCTTGTAATAGTCGTATTGGATTCCTTCTCCGGGTACAGAAGAATGATTCGTCCCAAAAACCTCCACCTCGCTAAGCAGGAACAGCGTGTCCGATACTGTCTCAATCGTCGTGCTGTTGCCCCCCTCAGATGTCTTCTTGTTTACCGCGTGGATGCCGTTCTTCACCTCCGTCGGCATCAGCGCCAGGATCGCAGGCAGATAGGTCAGGCGCATATCGGTGTTCTTCCAGCCGAGACCGCTCAGGTTGACGTAGTACATCTGCTTCGCTTCGCTGTAACAATCATGCAGCTGGAACGTCAACGGAGCCGTGCCGGAGCCGTCTGCATAGACATCATGATTTTTGCCTATGATATCGATCTGATAAGACATGCCGTTGATCGTCATGGACTTGCTGTCGCCCACAGCCCAGCTGTCAGGAACGTTTCCGGACTGGCACGCCGCAATGATCGTCTCCCAGCTGTTTGCCGCAAACGCGTCCGCGAGCTCGATTAAAGGCAGCTTCATGCTCTGAGTCCCGATGTTGACGGTCTGTGTCTTAGTGACGTTGTTCAGTGAAGCACTGACGCTCCACTCACCTGGTTCGTAGAGTGTTAATGTGCAACTACCGCTGGTGTCTGCCGTCCCGGAAACTGTCGTTGTGCCTTTTGATGCTGAAACAGATGCCCCCGCGCTCGTTTCCACTGCGATTTGATATACTCCGCCAGATGAGTCAGGTATTTCGATGGCTTTTCCACCGACCGAAACTACTTCCCCTCCAACTGTCAATAATCTCATGGTTATTCATTCCTCCATCAATTTGATGCCGCCCATACACCATTGACGACTTTCAACGTTTTCCCATTGTCTGATGCGGTAACTGGGACAGCCGGCATATAGTCCGTCCCCGGAATCGCCGCAGCAAGTGCGGTCGGGTTTCCATCTGCGTCAACAGCAGTCACTTTAAGCAATGAGCCTGCTGTCATTTCCTTTTGAATGTTGATATAGTTTCCTGTCACAGTGTCTTCCAGAAGCAGAACTTCATCAGTCGCAGGAACATCAATGTTCAATCTCGCCTGTTGTTTTTGTGCACTTGTAAGGCTCTGCGCAGTGTATTTGAGGTCATGAAGCATGACTTCTCCGGTTTCTCCGTTCACAGAGGCAACGGGGTACGGAGGGGGATTTCCATTGCCGTACAAACTGAGTTCTTCGGAAGTCTTATTTCCTTCAAGTGTAACGCCATTTACCTGTGGCCTGTTTTGCAATCCATCGTAGTCCGTTGTACCGCTTCCGGAGTATTCCACGAGAGCACCTTCTAGGGTTCCAGCAGCTTGAATATTTCCTGTTCCATCACCTTCCAGAATACCCTTGACCATGATTTTCTGCTGCTTCTCTGCAAGCTGAGTCGGGGTTGCGTAGGAACCAGATAAGACAACTGCACCCGTCTTCCCATCAACAGAGGTAACAGGTGCGCTCTGAAGGTAATCTGTTCCGGGAACAGCGGCTGTTACAGCGCCGTTCCCGTCCCCTTTCAGAAGCCCAGCTGCTTCAATCGTGTCTTGTTTTCCAGAAAGTTCATCAGCAGAAATTGCGCCGATGTTGTTTCTTGCCTGCGATTGTTGTGCCGCACTCAGTATTTGTGCGACATAGAGAACAGCGTTTTCGGCGCTACCACCTCCGCCGCCAGACGATGGGCTTCCGCCAAGAATGCTCAATGAACCATTTCCACAAATGACGGCGTTTGTCATGCTGGAACCAAACACAAACACAGTGACTTGAGTCCCAATCGCAGCGTTTTCCATACTGCTCACATACGGGAGCGCAATTTCCCCATCGAACGGACGTTGCACCGTGATTTTTCCATCCAGCGCCGGTTTCGTAACTTGAGCGCGGAAGTACCACACATTGGAACGTGTCAGTTCTTCAATTTTAGGTTTGAAATATTCCCATAGTCTGTCCGCAAACCGTTTCATTTCCTGATTTTCGTCCATTGTGTGTTCCCTCCGCTATCACAGTTTCCTGACGTATTTTTTGCTGACGTATCCTTCTTTTCCGCTGGCTGTTCGCACATAATACCAGTTCTTCGTCTGATACCCATACCATGTGACCAGTTCACCAAACTTGAGTACGAATCGGATTTCGCTGCTGGTAGTAGCGGCAGCACGAAGGTTCAGTCCACTCGCTATGACTTTCAGTTTGACACCTTTCGATGCTGTTTTGTCCGTTTCTGTCCAGGCTTCCGACTTTATTGGCTTCGTCTGCGCGTAATTGTTTCCGTATTGCCGCTTGCTCAAGTAGTTTCCGCTTCCGCCCTTCAACCAGATTGCAACGAATCCACGCAGTTTGCTTGGACGCGCCCACACTTTTGAGGGGGTGACGTAGCTGCTGGACGAGCCGCCGTCAAGATTGATTGCAAAATCGTACTTCTCATTGACGAACTTGTTTGCAACAACGTCCATGGGGACTTGCTTTTCGGTGACAATAATCCCAAGAGTCTTTCCGCGCAGTCCCATCGCCGTCCGGGACTTGTTGCCCTCTAGCCCTCTGGGGACGCTAAAATCCTTCGTTCCGTTCTGAACCATAGCAGGATAGCCACCAACTGCATCTGGTGATGTGACGGCTCCACGCGGTTCCTGAATGGGTGTTTTGTAGTCCTTGAAGCCAATGAACGGTTGCCATCCCTGATATTCCATGGTTCCCTTGTGCTTGACGCCAGAGGCAGGCGTGTATTTTCCGTAGTTGAACAGCTCGGCGTTGATAACGATGTCTGGATACCGGCCATTCCATTGTGTGCGAATTGCTACGCTGCCAGTCGTCTCGCCTCTTGCGTCGCTCATTTTGACGTGTTCGATGCGGTCAATGCAGGAGAATGGGATTTCTGCAAAAATGCCGCCTTGGAACTCTGCGTAGGTCACAGACGTAGATTCCGGTTTTGACGGTGGTGTCGCGCTCTGCGCCGTGTTTGTGACGAGTTCCCATTTCGGCCTTCCAACGCCGCCGATAGCCGAAGAATTGCGGAAATACCACTTCTTGAATACTCCCCCGCCATTCGCAATCACGACATTGCTTCCAGCTCCTGTGTTTCCTTCGATGGTATAGATTTTCGTGCTATCCACCTTGTACACAAGTCCGGTATGTGTCATGTTTCCGGGATTTCCGAAAAAAATCTGATCGCCCGGCTGCACATTCGCGAGAGTGACAGATTGACCGGCAGACCGGTAGTAGTTGTACGATGCCGTACATCCTGCACCATACGCGCCTTTCGGTTGACATGTCATTTTCATGCCAATGTCGAATCCAAACGCCGTGATGAAGCACCAGTCAACGAACATATCACACCAAGCAAGCCCTTGCTTTGGAGCATGATACGTCCCCCATTTCGTATGATCGCGGGCGTATTTCGTGTAATTGTTCCAGCCCGCATTCGCCGTCTTATCGTCAAGCTGCGCATTCGAAGCTTTTTCCAAATACCCTTCTTCAGCCTCTGCTACGGAGATAAGTTTCTTTTGTGCATCCTGAATCGTCATTTTAACGTTCCTCCTTCCATACGGATGCAATGATTATTCTTGGTCATCGTGTGTTGGCTTGTTCTTGTCTTCGCTCTTTGCGCTTTGGTATCCAAAGTAGAACGTGAGTACCATAACGATGATAGAATAGAAATCTTTCGGTTCCACTCCGCCCTTGAGCGCCATTACGACGAATGCTGTGGTAAGCAAGATTGTAACGAGAGATTTGACCTTGAATAAGTTTTCGATGACAGTTTGCCACCAGTTGTTGTTCATAATAGTTTCCTTTCTCAGTCTTTAAGAACTGACTCAATAATTCGTGCCGTTGCGTCGAGGCCGTACTTGTCGGCCAGTTCCCGGACGAATTTTAATGCGTACTTGCTCCGGTTTTCGTTCTTTGCTTTCCAGAAGTAGAACGCAGTAGCACCACCGCATTCTACAATCCAGCCACAAAGAACAGTTGCAGCAGCTGTTTTGTCTTCAACAGCCAAAAAGATGATTATGAAGACACCCAGCATCAGGTATGAGAAAATTAAGATTTTTTTGCTCCACTCCATGTCACGTCACCACTTCCCACTCGTCCACTTCCTTCTTGATCTTGTCGATGAATGAATTTCCCTTCAAGGCTTTATAGGCTTTGTACGAATACTCGAAGTTCTCGGCTTCATACTGCCGGATTTTCTGTGCGTCCTTGTTCTTATAATAAGTGTGCAGCATATCCGAACGAAGCTGACATTTCATCCCAGCTTTGATTGCGCTGTCTCCCATGACCCACTCTCGGATTGGCCGGACAAGAATCACCAGCACAGCGCCAATCGTAGTAATACCACCGAAGACGGTCACGATGTCTTTGAAAATATCCATTGCTTTTCTCCAATCGTTTTGTCTGTATAGGCAATGAGAAAGAGAGCAGTGAACGTAGCCCTCTTTCGCTTCGCTCACAGCCCTCTTCGGCTCTTCCGCACCGCTCTTTCGGTGCAGGAAATGATTCTGTTTTATTTTGCAATGGGAGGTGGAATCCACTTGCCGCAGAAGAAGTGGATGCAGGCGCTGATTCCGTATGTGGATTCAATGGAGGATTTGCACGTTTTTGTTTCGCTGCTGTTGGCATCGAGCATTCTGCGAATCAACCATCTGTTAATCATCGTCTATGTCCTTTCTTGTCGAGCGTCTTTTGACGCTATCAATTTGTCGGTTTGTCTTCTTGAACTGCGTTCCTTTGCAAAGCCAATACCGTTTTGTTTCCCCAATTACATAGAATGTTTCTCCTGATTTGAGTCTAAGCACGAGCTGTGAATATTTTTTCTCCCCCATCTGTATGCACCCCCCTTCTCATTCCGGCCAACTTGTAATTGTCGCGTTTGGGAAATCTACAACCGATACTGCGTTAATGGTCATTGTTCCATTGGTTGCAAGTGGCCGAGTGTAGCCTTGAATCAGATGTCGTTCGACCGGAGAACCGGGTTTGTCTGTCCGGACGATTTCAACAAGGTTATTCTCCGAGATGTGCATCATCTGTATGCAAGAAATTGATACTGCCTTTTGTAAAACTGTCGCGCGTTTCAATTTCCACTCTGCCAAGTCACGGCACTGCGTTGTTGTGTAATACCCGGAAGCGGTTTCTCTGTACGTCTTTCTGCCTATGATATTAACGTTTGTATCACTCGCTGGGTCGAGATTCTGCGCACGGCCGGCAGCTTGCGGATTGTCATCTTGCTTTTCTCCGAGAACAATATAGTCGTTGAACACTTCGGTGTTTTTTATCGTGTATGTTGTTCCAAGAAGTTGTGCTTCATCTTGTGAAAACCTCCACAAAACAGGCTTGTTTGCATCCACAATATCATCTTGCGATGGGTCAATGCGGAGTGCTCCCGTTTGGTCATAACCAATCCAAGCGTTCACCATTTCTGAAAGCCCAAGGCATACGTCAGCGAACGTACCATCGTCACTGTCTACCCGGAGCGTATAGGGGGAATCCGTCAAGTTTGCTGTCGTCCCGTCCGGCAATGCTTGCGTTTTCCCTTTGTAATAGCTGGTAAATACGGGCGGAACGTGGTCAACCAGATATCCGTTTCCCCTATCAAGCTGCAAGATGGCTTCTATCGGCTTAAAGATATTTGTCCCAACTGGAACCTCGTATGTTGATTCAAGCCTTCCAAACAAGCTTCCATCAAGGTATGCCCATTTATCAACCAGCGGAAGAGAAACCGTCCGAATATTTGGGTTGAGCGTTTCCTGCGGCTCCGCAATATAAAACACCCCCTGCTGGATGTAATACTCATATCCGCTGGAGAGCACAAGCCCTTCGTCAATGGCGATTTGCTGCCCGAACCAGATGTTATTGACGTTGTAATCATATTCAGCGTCAACGTTGGAGAGCGTGACGTTTGCCGTTCTGCGTTGTCCATTCTGCAAATTACATGTGATGGTTCCGTCTTGGATAAACGTTCCACTTCGTTTGTTTTCTGGATTATTATCGATTGCAAACGCCGTGCTTCCGTCCGGTTGCAGGAAACGAAGTCTGCACAGTTTTGTAAATGATGTGCGGAGTTGGCTCATGTAGTCATTCATGCGCCATGAAGATTCCATCATTGAACCCGGTTGAATGAACTGTTGCGGACCCCATGTTGGGTATAGCGTAACTGCTGCATCCTCCGTATACAATCCACCGAGAGCATATACAGCTACCCCGCCTGCAGAAGTGGCCCATGCAGATTGCGCGTATCCAACTTTTGTGAAGAGTGCTCCTTCCAGAGAAAGGGGAACGCCTTTCACTTTTGTTGCTGTTAGCACTGAACCGATTCCATCGTTTCCGGGAGAATACGTTACGGGATACGTTTCAGACGGGTCTATCGTATTTTCTTTCCAGAACGGGTATAGCGTGATATCGGCATCTTGTGTGTACTGCCCGCCAAGCGCGTATGATTTTGCTCCGCCGTCCGCAGTAGACCATCCGGTTTGCGTGTATCCTTCCCGCGTAAAGATTGCACCTTTTAGTGTAACCGCTGTACCGGCAGTTTTTTGTTGAATTTGGTTTTCTCCGGTTCCGTTGGCTCCATGCAGATATGATATGGTGAACGTTGTTCCGGCACGTTTTGTGGCCTTCGCCGTAAGCGTTATGGGGGCTGTGAGGTCTGAGAGTGTGAAAGTTTGGGCACTCGATACCTTTTGTCCAGTGCTGTCATACCATCCATCAAATTCGATTGTGTATCCGGATTCGACCGCCAGTTCGCAAGTTATTGTTGAACTCAGCTGAGTTGTTCCGTCATATAAAATATACGGTAATCCGAGAACCTCCGTTCGCACAGACGCAACATTATCGCCAGCGTAGATGACAATCGCATACTTATACCACTCTGCATACATCGTCCAATCTGAAGTTTGAACGTTAAATGGGCTTCCAGGAGCATATCCCATTACGTTGCCTGTGATTGGGTCAACTGTAAGCCATACGTACGCTGTATAACCATCGCGCGTTGGAACCAACTCGCTCAGGGTTACTTCTTCGTAATCATATGCAGTTTGCGTAGCCGGCGTAGGATATCCGCCATTAGCGTTATATGTGACAGTATGCCGTTGTACAGCTACCCACTGGGCTATAGCTCTGACATCCGCATTGCCAACTTGAATTGTACCGCCCGGCTCTACATATCCAAGTGAAGTACCGCTTTCCTGAAAGATTTCCCAATTCACGAATCGGTAGCCTGTCAACCCAGGGATTTGTGTCGTAACGGTAATATAAGGCCCGTTCACGTCATAGGGGAATTTTTCTCTTAGCCACAGTGTTGACCCAGTGCTTGTCCTGTAGTAGCTAAGTGTATAGGTGGTTTCTTGCCACACGCAATACAGGTTCCAGTTTTGGTACATCCGGATTTTCATGCCAGGGTCGAACTGCTCGGACGTGGCGGTGGAATCTGTGCTGTAGCCTAAGAGTTTGCTGGAATACTTCTCAAAGCCGTCCGACGGAAGTGTGTAAAAACTGTCATAAGCAGCCGTATCATAAAGATAGCCAGACCCGCCGTTTGCGTCTATCGTGATTTCGTAACCAGAGTTAATAGAAAGCGGCCCAAAATAGGTGGAGTTTAAAACGTCAGTCGCATAGATCTGATACGCTTTGCCTCCAAGCTCAAGGCCATTGAATGTAACCTCAAAGTTATTGTATACATCAGTCGAGGTTAAAGTGGAAATGTTAACACCGCCAAACCTGAGTTCGTAAAGGTATTCATTTGCATCTGGCATCCCGCCAGTGACATTGACTGTTACAGACTGCGCTTCAAGAGCTATAATGTTTATCGCCATAGGTGAACTCACCTCCCCTATTAGTTAGGCCAAGCTCCATCGCTTTCCGTGATGATGATTCTTGCTTCAGACGCGTCCCCAATTTCTACCCACGGGATTTTAACGGTTTGCGCCTGCGCCGCAGAATTATCCATCGTTCCGGACTCGATTGCTCCGCTGATTCTGATCTTCATCAAATCGCCTTTTCTGCTTTTCAGAAATAGCGTATTCTGCGTGATAGACAAGTCCATGATTTCGTTTCTTTCCGAAACAGTGTCGGAATATACGCCATTAGAAATCGTACCAATCAGGCTGCTCAACGTTCCAGTTTTGTAGTTGAACGGGGATGGTTGAACAGTTGGGTATCTTGTGAAGTTCTGTAAAATCTGCGGTGCATTGTTGTTACTGATATCCCCGCTGGACAAGTTCTTTCCGAACGCAAATATCTTTTGCGGGTGATAGACTCCATCTGAATCTTCCGTACAGGATAGAATTGCCCAGTTCCACACGCATATTTGCGTAACGTCGCTCGTAATTGCAGAAGACTGGTCAAAATCTGAGAGTCCGAAAGCCGTGTACCGATATTGAACTCCATTCCTTGCGCTTGCATCAATGAACGAATGCACATCCGTCGCACTTGAGTTGAAGATATGCTCTGTAATGGCCCCATCGGTTTGATCTCGGTATACTGAAAGCTGCGTAAAATAGCTTTCCCCAAATGTGTCACCGTTCAAATCAGATGTGAAATCAGCATAGAATTGCCTTGGAATGTTGTAGGGATGATATGGGTTTGACCAATTTTCAAACTTACGCTTTGTTTCTTCGCTCATGTGTCCATTGCTCACGAAAATATAGTCAATGTTCACGGCTCCACCAGCGGTGATCGACGTTACTTCTGCGATTGGAGCGATATTCACAGATGACGCATTAGCTGTTGTTTTTCCGTCGGTTGTCCATGAAAGGCCGAGAACATTTAGTTCTCCGTCAATGATGAAGTTCCATTGCTGCATATATGGAATTGACGCAATGTTCTGACTTCCATTATTCGTAAGGATATCCACCGTAGCTGTTACAGATCTGGAAAGCATGACATCAGACGTATTGCCGATGGCGAGGAATTTCCCCCCTCCAAAGCAGCACGCCCTATATTCCCATGTGGTGGAATCCACGATGACATCCCATGTGTGTCCATCTACCGATTTGACAACACCTGCGGCCGTAGTAGCAATAAATCTACCATCACCGAAGCACGTTCCAAGTCCCTCTGTCCGTCCGGAAGGAATACTTGCGGTTGACCACGTTTTACCATCGGAACTATAAACACTGTAAGAAAATAGTCCTGATGCGATAAAAACTCCGTTTCCAAACGCTATACTGCGCCACGAACCTTGAGGCATAGGCGTATAGCTCCAATTTAGTCCATCGTAGGAGTACACAGCATAGTTGGGCTTTACGCAAACATACATTCCGTTTCCGTATGTGATCGACGTAATCATGTATACATCGCCAGATGGAACGTTGCATTTTTCCCATATAACACCATTGGAAGACCGGTATATACCCGTGCCGACTGCGTAGAACTTGCCGTTCAAGAACCGCACACATTGAAAGGTATTTCCTGTGGAAGATGTGGTAGTCCAGTTTATTGCATCTGTAGACGTTGCAAAGTAGTCCTGACCGGTTGCTAAGAAAATGCCATTTCCGTAACAAACGCTATACCAGTGCGTTACACTTTCATGGATTGCGGAAGCTGTCCAGCTTTCTCCCGTTATAGAATAAGCTGCCATATTGCTGTCTGTTGCGACCGCGACGTACTTTCCATCCCCGTAACATACATCTCTCCAATTTGACTTGCTTGGCATGATGTTTTCAAACGCATTGAATTCCACGTTTGATGTTACGTTGGTCGTGAGCACCGCCTCTTGTGTTACAAGTTCACTCCCACCAGCGTAGACGGCCGTTGTTCCTGAACTTTCTCCGTCTCCAACGAGGAAGACACGGTTTGCACCTTCAAATAAGAATGCGTCGTTTAATGGCGTACCCAACGGGAAAACACTCCACGTTTTTCCGTAATCAGAACTGTATGCGTAGTTCCCCTTTTCATTTTCAGTCGCATATAGATGTCCGGTGGAGTCGCCACAGATAGACCTAGTTCCGTTTATAAACTCGGATATATACGAAAGTATATTCCACTGAGTCCCATCTGAGCTGGAAAGTATACTGTTATCATCCAATCGTGCCGCGTAAAACTTCCCATTGAAGAATGTAATAGAACTGAGTGAACCATGCCCTGACGTTGAAAGAGTCCATGTCTTTCCGTCAGACGAAGCGTATAAATTGCCTGTTTCAGTCCCGACTACATATTTAGGCGTTCCATCAACTTCTCCAAACGCAATCGCAGTTGGAGTACCGCTAAATGGAGCGGTTGATTGTACCCAACCAGTTCCATCAGATGTGTTTCGTGTATAAACGGTGCCCTCACCTGCCGCAACAAATAGATGATTACCGAAGCAAACTGCGGAAAGTCCAACAGATTCTGTTGATATAAACCATACGTTTTCGCTGTTTGTATAGGCTATTTTCTTATCGCCCCTTGATACAGCAGCATATTTGGAATCTCCGTATGCAAGTCCACACCAGTCGGAGTTCGTTCCGCTTAGAACATTTCCGGAGTAAAACCATGTTTGCAAATTGTTGCTGTACCATTTACGGCCATCTCGCAAGACAATTACATAGGCCTGCGTCGATTCACCAGTAAAGACACATGCTGCACCATATGTTCCAAAAGGATAGCCGCTTGGACTGTCAGTAACTTTTATCGGGCTGAATCCATTGACCGACGCTTTGCACTTGAGAGAAAGGACATTTCCTTCTGGCAATCCTTTCCCATGCCAGCAGATGTCGAACGGCTGCTTTATAGAAAGCGGCGCACCGTTTTTTGTAGACCATACGACTTTTGCGTTTTCGTCCGACGGTATCGTAAGGTAGCTGTCAGAAATCTTGACACCCGTATTTGCGATTCCCGGAACATACTTGATTTCCGGAAGCTTTACAGTGATTCCATTCCCACGCGTCGATTGGCAAACGGTCAGGTTTGCTTGGATTGGATTGACCGTATATTGAACAGAAACGTAGGCAAAGCTGGATGTTTCGACCCCGTTTTCTGTTTGAACAAGGCACTCTATCAGATATGTGCGTCCATTCAAAAAACCATCGTATGGGAACGTGAGTTCAGCAGTACCATAAATTCTTCCTGTGTCTTCGAGAATGATCTCTTCTTTTCCGTCACTGGACGAAATCTTCCATCTACACCAGTTGAGTGCATCACCCTGCTCTTGAGTATAAGATGCAGTAAAAGTAAATGAGCGTGACTTCAACGGTTCCGGTATCGTGCCGATGGCAAGTGTTGGGTTGCTCCTTGCACGAAACACACTTGCGCTGGATTGCGTTACGGAATCGTTTTCGTTCCACCATTGCTGAATGACGATTTTGTAGTCGCGTCCGTTTTCAATCTTCGCAAGCGAAAGTTGCTCATGATAGATGGTGTAGTTGAACATCTGCACATTTCCGGCATAATCTACTCCATAGAACGGGCATCCATACGTCAGTTTTCCGGTAGAAAACAGCTGCGTAGATATTGCGTTGTTCGCATAAATGGTGATTTGGAATGCGGTCATAGGCGAATTCCCATTGACCTGCCAACTCACCGTAAGACTGTTGTTTGCGTCGATTACACCATTGCCAAGTGCCCCAGCCATGCTGGGAGAAATATTTGTAGGCTGATATAACATTTTGATTCCTCCGTTTGTTCGTGTTAGGAGAAGTTTCCAAGATTGTGTGCGATGTCTGCAAATCGTTTCAACGTCATTCCGCTTGCCTGTGGTTCGTTGATTGTAATGCCGTTGAATTTATACACATTTCCATTGTTCTGGGTTCCAATGCTGTGGTTATCGTATGACGCATTGTGGATGGCGTTCGCTCCAATTCCGTTGCTTGACATCATCCATCTGATGCTATCCATGTTCTGACTGAAGTTTCTGTCCTCAACAGGCGTCAGTACACGTTTTTTCAGCATAGCTGTCACATCCGGCGGTGTGATTCCTTCGTCCTGCGTAGTAGCCTTGATGCCGCCCATGCCGCGAAGGATTCCGCCTTGGTCGTAGACCTTGTATGCGATGCCATACTTGTCTGTGATAGATGTTGTCCCGTCTGCGTTTTTCACCCAGTGGGAACCGTCACCGCCGTTCAGCTCTTCTCCGGCGAGTGCATTGTTCAGGAAATTCAATCCGTTTGCACTGGAAATTTTATAGTTTTCACCTTTTCCGTCCAGCCGAATCGCCCAAACAGTTCCACTATATTTCGGACCAGCGTTCGAGCCTCCTGATGAATCGCCAGTTCCGTTTCCCGGATTTACAACATAAGAAATTCCATTCTTGTCGACAATGGTTACTGTTCCGTCTTCGTTCTTCGTCCATGTAGAACCATCTCCACCGATGATGGACTCGCCTGGTTTTGCATTATTGACAAAATCAATGCCACGGTCGCTTCCAATCTCATATCTAGCTCCGTTCGCAGAAACGCCATAGAGTTTCTTTGCCGTTTCCTTAACTGCGTTGGAAAGCTGCGACACATCGAATCCGAACTGCCGGAAAAGCTCTGCGTTTTCCTGAATGATCTGACGAAGCTCTGGTGTGGCATTCTTCCAGATATCTTGCAGGATTTCACCGATGCCGCGTGTCTTCTCTTTGAGCGATTTCAGGAAATTGTTGTAGTTCTTTTCAAGCGCATCATATTGGGCGTTTATTGCGTCTTTCTTGGCTTCCAGCTCAGCCAGTGCAGCTTCGTAAGCCATGTTTGCCTTGAAGTCCTCAAGGTCTTTCTTGGCCTCGTCCAAGGCTTTCTGTGCGCTGTCAACTTCCTTCTGGTCAGCCACCCATTCCCACTGACCGGTGCGAGCATTATACTGCCGAACTGTACGTTCATTCTGCGCATCTGCAAGCTTGGCCTGCGCCTGTTGGACAGCAAGGATTTTTTCTTCGAGATCAAGCTGCTCATCACGCGTTTCCTTCTGCTGCTTGAGCGCATCGATCTGCGCGTCAATGGCATCGAGTTCGTTCTTCCGCTGGTCAGAAAGGTCGGAAAGTTTGTCCGACATAACGCCTTGCAGTTCATTCAGAAGATCGTCCGTGTTCTTGAGTGTCCCGTTTATTTTCTCCTGCCACTCCCACCATTCAGCGGAAAGCGCGTTGATGTCTGCTTGGCTTCCGCCGATGGAACGCAGATACTGCGCCTGCGCATGGAGCGCCTGCTGAATCTGCCGCATTTTATCTTTCTGCGTGTCCTCGCTGGCATTCTGCTTTTCCAGCAAAGTCAGTTCGGATTTCAGCAACTCGACCTTCTGCTTGTGCGCTTCAAGGTTTGCATCGGAGGAGCTGCCGCCACCACCGGAAGAAGTCTTTGTTTCCGGGATTTTCGACGCAAGCGAGTTCCAATAGTCAATCAGTGCTTGATCGTTGTTTCTGGCTTTTTCCGCCTGACTCTTGACGTATCGCTGCGCTTCTGCCGCAGACATACCGTATTTTGTCTGGGCTTCCTCGGCAGTCATACCGGCATCCCGGCCGATGTTGTTCAGGCTAATGCCTGCAATCGCGGATTGCGTAACTCCCGCCTGCAATGCGAGTGTTTGAAGCGCCGCTATTTTGTCAGATACAGACAGCGCAGTGTTGTTGAAGATAATCATCTGTGCAACAACGCCGTCTATAGCATCGTCCGTCACACCGGACTGCTTTGCCGCATTTTTCAGGCCGGTGACGAAACTCCCCATTGCTCCACTGGACTTCTTTGTGACACCGATGAGGTCATTCGTCGCGTCAACATCGTCTAAAATTGTTTCTACGAGGTCACGCAGTTTTTTCTCTGATACATCGAGTTTGCCGTTTTCGTCTGTCAGCGCATTTACATATTGATCGCTCATGGAAATCAGCGACTTCATTGTAGATGCAGAGACTCGGCCATTTTGCTGATACTCGGCGAGAGCTTGAGACGCAGTCGTCAGGTCGCTTTCCTGCTGTTTCAGCGTTTTTGCGTAGTCTTGGAGCGTTTCTACGACTGTTTTTTCGCTTTCCGATGCATTGTCTAGCGCGTCTTCGTAATCATTGACAGCTTCTTCGGATTTCAGGTAACTGTCAAGTGTTCCGTCTAGTGCGGCCTTGTGCGCACCTTCCAAATAAGTTTGATCTTCAACAGCTTTGTTGTATTCTTCAACGGCTTGCTTATATGCTGAAATTACTCTTTCGGCTTCCTTGTACGCGATAGATGATGTATCCCCCTCGTCAATCATCTTATTTCGCTCATCAATCCAGCCTTGGTAGTCAGCAAGAATAGAGGATGGGTCTTTTAAGTTCGCAGCATCTGCAAACATTGAACCCCATGCTTTTTCGGCTGCAGTTCTAAGACCTTCTTCGGCTGCAGCTGTTGCGGATTTCGCGTCATACAGCGCGCTCTCGATTTTTGCCGCCGTAGCTTCCTTGTACGCGCCGCTTAACCCTCCAAGTTCTTTTTTGAGATCATATACGCTGCTCTTTTCGATTCCGAGTTTGTCAATCAGTCTATCAGAGGCATCAATGAACTCGGTTTTTGAACCCGTGCCATCTTCAACCGCTTTTCGGAGGTCTTCATAATTCTGATATAAAGATACGATTTCTTTTGCTTCTGTCGTTGAGGCTTCGCCTGCGTCGATAGCTGTCTGTCGTGTTTCTTCCTGTGCAGCTTTGATTTTGTTATAGGCCACAGTGACGATTGCAATAACCGCTGTCAGAGCGCCCATTGCTGCCTGCATCGCACTTACAGATGTAACAGTGGCATCAGTAACCAGTTTATAGGCCGTCGTGTTGGTAGTAAGCAGTACGAATTTTTGAGCCAGAGCTGAAATTCCTGCTCCGAACTTTGAGAACGTTGAGATGATTGCCGGCATCTTTATCGTTGCCCAGATACCAGCAACAATAAGGATTGCGTTTCCAAGGTTCCCGAATCCTTCAATGAGCCAAGTGAGCATGTCCAGCAGCCCCTTTGCCCATTTCGTATCAACAGTATCAGCGATGAACTTCGTCCATGTGTTATTGAGGATTTTTGCCTTGGCATCCCAGCTCGTCAGCATAATGCCGACTTCCTTGTCGGCACTGCCAGCAGAATCTTTCAACAGCTCCAACATATCGTTTGTCATGTCGAAGTTTTTGATAAGCGCGTCGAGCTGGTTTGTACGGAGTTTGCCACCAAGTTTGGATTCCAATTCAGCCAATTCTGCTTGGGAAAGAAGGCCGTCCTTATATGCTTGAGAAAGAGCCGCAATGGCTTTCATTGGGTCAACGATTTTGCCAGATGCCTGCGCGGCTTTCATCGCGTCTTCTGCGTAAATCCAGAGTGCGTCGTTTAGACTTTCGATTTCTTCCTTCGTCCACGCAACGCCGTCTTCGATTTCCGTTTCGGTATCTCCGATGATATTCAGAATCAGTGCGCGGAGAGCGGTAGCTGCCTTCGTACCGGATTCCTGCGTGACCGCAGTAATTGTACCGAGTGCCGCCATCAGTTCATCAATGGACATATTCGCCATCGATGCAACGTTCGCAACAATCGGGAAGCCTTCGGCCATCTTTTGAATGGACGTGGCGTAGTTGTTTTCGATTTCGTTAGCTTTGTCAAGAACGGTATTGAGTGCAGTAACATTGCCTTCAAATTTGAAAGCAGCATCAGCGGAAAGGATGAATTGGTTCGCAATACTGGAAGTCACATCGCCGACAAGCTGCGTCTTCGTCGCAAGCTCGGCCATGTCTTCCGACATATCCTTATAGCCGGCTTTGGCAAACGTTCCGACGGATTCCAGATAGTCTGTGACCGCAACGCCGTACTTGGATGCAGCTTCGTATGCCGTGTCGCCCAGCTTCTCCATCTCGGCGGCAGTGTTTCCCGTGACCTTCTGGATAGCCGTCATTTCGGTATCGACCTGCTTCATCGTGTCGATAGCTTCCGTGAACGACCGCTTCACCTTTGCAACAGCTGCGTTTACAACCTGCCAAACGGTAATTTTCCCGACGATATGGCTGAACGTATCACCAAGCACGTTGGTAGAGTTTGTGAGTTTGTCCGTCTCGTTACGGGTCTGCGCATAGTTTGCGCGCAGGTTTTTAAGCGAACCGGAAGCGTCTTTTACGCCAGCGACAAATTCCTTATCGCTGATAGCACCGCTTTTCCAGCTGCTATACAGATTTTCGAGTGCAGCACTCGCCTGTTTTGCGTCGGATTCTATTTCAGAGAATGTACCGGTTGGATATTTCTCTGCTGCGGATTTCATCTGCAAGCCGAGGTCTGCAAAGCCTTTGCGGAGTGTATCGACCTTGGATGCAGCGTTTTCGGTTTCTTTTGCCTGTTCCTTCGCGGCCTTTTCGGCCTTTTCAGCGGCTTTCTGCGCCGCTTTCGCCATTTCGTCGTAGTTTGTAGTAGCCTTCGTCTGGACAGTCGTGTATTGCTGCGTTTCTTCGTCCAGAGTACGAATGATCTCAGTAGTCCGGCCAAGGCCCTCGTTGACGGTTTCAATCGTTCTGGTCGGTGCGCCGTCCGCAGCGCCTGCCCATATACGCGTGAATTTTCCACTCAGCCCATCAACATTTTGCGTCATGGCCTGCACGGAGCTGTTAAAACGGTTAATTGCTTCAAGCCCAGAGGAATCAACGGTGAAATTCAGTTTCTGAGCCTTCAAGTTATTTACGTCCTTAATCAGCGAATCAAGCTGCGTCCGAACGACTTCTACTTGAAGTTGAACCTTTTCAAAATCTGCCATTGTATCTTCCTCCTGTTACTTCGGGTCAAATCCATCTTCTTTAAGCTGATATCGAAGCGCGTCAGACATTAAGTTTTCGCGCATCACAATTCGTTGGGCTTCTTCATGGAAAGGACGCGCCTGCTTCGATTTGTAGATTTCCGACTTCCTCCATTGATATCCCTTGCCACTTTCCACGACCGGCGCGATCAAACGCCCAGTATCATCGTCCCGGCTCTTGTCCTGAACCTCCAACGTCATAGTCGATGGGTCGTATTTCGACTCCATAACGCTCCAATCTTGGAGACCGCCCGGTTTTCCAACTTCGTCACGACGCACATACGGCATGTAGTCGCCTCGCTCATAAGCGTCATAGACTTCCGTCCGCACAGCCTCGACGATTGCGGCCTTTACGCTATCCGTTACAGGCCCTTCCATCGCCTTGCGGATGGACTCATCGAGTGCCGCGTTGAACCTGTTCACAAAACTTTCAATCGACATATCTGCCTCCTGAATGTGAAAAATGCGCCAATCCGCCATGTTCTAAATGATGGACTCGCGCATTTCCCGGAGAGGATTTCTCCCCTCCGGGACGCAGTTTTTTTAGGTCGAAGTAACTTCAACTTCGCAGGTGTCCTTGAAAGTGGATTCACCAGCTGCGTAGCTGACCTCAATGGTGAAATCACCAGCGGTCGTGCCTGCGGTAATCAGGCCGGTCTTCTCGCCGACAGTCGTGCCGGATGGGGCGCCGGTCGCGGTGTAGGTGAATGTAGCAGCGTCACCCTTGACCAGTTCGCCGTTCTTCATGGCAATGCGCGGCTGCATCTGATAGGTGCTGGACGCCTTGAGGGAAATGCCGCCGATGCTGGCAACGATACCCTCGATTTCCTCAACACCGGAGCCGCACGGCTGGTAGATGTAGTACGCAAGGTCGCTGCCTGCACCCGTGCATTCGTCGCAGCCATCGGTGATAACATCGGGGTCATAGGCGATTGCCTGACCAGACAGGGACGTAGTATCGTTGCTGGTCTGGTCGCCGGTAACACCGCCGTTCGCGCCAAACTTCAGGGACGGAATGATGATGTAGAGCGTGCCGACGCGAGTGCCCTCGTTCTGTGCGGAGCCGGAAGCAGTGGAGAAGACCGCAACGGTCGCGATGAAATGAACGACCTTCGGGTCCATTGCCGTGGTAATGGTCGCAATCTGCGCAGTGGCCTTGTTGACGAAGTAGAAGACCTTGTAGGTCTTGCCGGACGTCGCGGTAAATCCAGTGACTGCACCGGTAGTCGGGTCCAGGTCGTAAGAAACGCCGCCGGTCGCAATCGGAGAAGCAGCATTGACCTCTTGTACATAGCAGAAGATCTTGGAGAAGCCCTTCTGTGCGACAGGCGTACCCTCGGTGATGTCGATGGAAAGCGCCGTGCCGTTCGCAGTAACGGTCTGGCAAACCATGACCGGAGCGTTGTGACGGAGCATCGCACCCATCTGCGCGGCCTTCGCCCACAGGTTGAAGTCGGCTGCCGTGAACTCGACGTTGACGGAAGCGTCAGACGGGAGCGTGGTAGCAATAGCGTTGCCGAGGCCGGCACGGATTTCGCCAATGGTGACGCTCGGCGTGACATTGCCAGTCTGGAACTTGTTGGAGAAGTAGAGAATCTGACCGGTCGTCTTGTCGGTGCAGATCGCTTCGCCGATGCCCTTTGCATAAAGGCGGGAGTCAGTAAATCGAATCATTCTTTTGTCACTCCTTTGTGTGTGTTTCAAAAAGATGTTTGTGTGTGTTATGTGGTCTGGTTTCCTGCATTTTGGACAGCCCGCATACCAGCGCCGCCGGCGAACGTTGACATATCAATGAGTCCGCCGCAGTAGTCGATTTCACGGTCATACAGAGGACTTGGGAACGGGTTTCCATGCTTCCACTTTCCGCCCTGCGCCTCTGCAAAGCTACAGGTGATGTACCCAGCAAGCCGCTGCACAGCATCGCGCCGCAGCAGAAGCTTCAAAATCGGCCATTCTTCCATGTCCGCTTCGTCGGCCCCCGAAAAAGTAGCGATTGTTGCTTTCAGCGTCTCTACGCGGTATTGCAGCTTCGGTGCGTTCATTTCTGCAAGGTCGCGTTCTGCCTGAACCAACTCAGGGTTAGCGTTCTCTGAAACGAGTTCAATGCCGTTCTGAGCCGCTAAAATTGGTCGCAGACGTTGGAATTGCATGGGGGTAATCCTTTTCACTTCCCCATTCGCAAAAATAAGCACACTTTTCAGCCGTGTTGGGTCATTTGCTTGCAACTCAAGGTCTACAAGTTCTATCCGTTTTTCGGATGGTAGGCCGTTTCCTACTCGCATTGCGAGTAAAAGGAACAGAATGCACTTGTAGAAAAGCCCGCTTCCGGGCTGTCCGTTTTTTGCCGCGTCAAGTTCCAATGTGTAGTACGCCTGCAAAAGAGGCTTTGACAGCATCGCCACAGGGAGACTCTGCTGCATAAACTCGATTGCGGGTCGTGCTGTTGTGAATTCATCAATGTCCTTGACTTGGATTGGATATAGGGTCAAGCCTTCGGTTTCGATAGGTTCAAACCGCCGAACAGCTTTTGCCATTTCAAGAGAAAGGTCTTGCATTTTTTATTTCCTCGCCTTTCTGATTGCCGTGTTAAGCAAAAAAGAGGGCTACCGGCACAATCTACTGTGTCGATAGCCCTCTTTGGCTCTTCCGCACCGCTCTTTCGGCGCGGGTCAAATATTTTTCTATTCAGGTATATCCATTTCGGAGTCACACCACTCCACGCTCATGTGCGGCATCCGAAGAACATGGTTTCCGTAGTCAAACCCACTCTTGCTTCCATTGTCGGTGTGTGCGTACCGGTCGAAGTCAATGACCCCGATTCCGGTGATGTTCACTCCGTGAAGTGCTTCGATGATGCACTGCTCGATACTGTAGGCTCTGGAATATGCGTCTGTCCGCGTGGTGTTCTCCATGTTGACGTTTACAAGGATTTCAAACTGCAAACCGAGAACCGTATGGAAATTGTCTTTTGCAATGGTTCTTCCCATATAGAGTTTCAGTATCGTGTCCGCTTCTGTATCGCTCTGCCCCCAAACTCTTTGTGGGTATATGCGGTATCCCTTCGGGTGCCGTTTCTTGTCTTCCGCTGCGTTCAGAACTGGATTATCCCCGTCAAAAAGCATGGACAGCTTTTCTTGCGGAGTTGGAAGCGGGTTTGCAAGCGGATTCGCACCATCGTACCAGAGATATTTCATCAGCCGGACACGGGCGTGGTCGTTGTCATCCTTTGGCATATAACCGGGCAAAGGCAAGTCCATCAGATATTTCAGTATCTTAATTGGGATTTCCTCTGTTCCACGCAGCCGGGTGTATCCGGATTGAACTCTCTCATAAGGGTAAGAGTCTGCGTTTACCGATACCGCCATATCAGGCTTCCTCCTGCTGTTTCTGCCTCGTTTCCATGTAGTCGGCGAATGCCTTCTGTGCGTCTTTTAGCTCGTTCAGTGCGCCGCTGACCGCCTCTGGTGTGGTCTGCTGCTGCAAGGCCATGATGATGCGCGTGACTGGTTCATTCATGACCTGCGTCAGTCCGTAGATTTCGGTGTTCAGACGCTTTTCAAGGTCACGCATATCCGAAATCGCGTCAAACGCCTTGTCCCTGACTTCGCCGTCGCAGCGTTTCAGACGTTCCATTTGGTTCATAATATGGCTTGATGCGAATCGGTCATATTCTGGTTCTGTCATAAGCCACTGATTCTTCTCGAACTCATATGGTTCACCAAAATAGAGCTTTGCATATGCCGCCATAAGGACGCGGCTCTTGATTGCCGTGTTTTCCTTATACATGGGCGGCATGGGAACGCTGTCCAGCCCCTTATCGATTTTCAGTTCTATGCGGTCAAAGCACAAGTCTGCCGCTTCCTTAACGAACTGCATTTTCTCGCGCAGCGGCACATAGTCTGGCATCTGCATGAGATTTTCTTTCGTGATTTGAATTCTGTCCATACTTTTCACAACTCCTTCCAGATCGTATGGTTTCAGTGAGTGTACGCTAGGTTTTGATTTTACAGTGGGAAGATTCGGCAGAAACTTCCCACTTTTTTGTTCTGCCACACAGATACTGATGTGCACACCAGTCGTGTCGAGCCTTCTTCTCCGTCAGATACCGGCAATGCAAGCTGACGTCCCCGTTCTTGCGGTAGGCATATTCGCACGTTTTTTCCATGCTATTACTCCTTTAGCCGTTTACGGCAGTTTTTCGTCACGCGTAAGCAGCCCGCCATCTGCTGTTAAAAAGCTCATATATCGTTTCCGTCCTTTTTATTCTTGACATTATGCCTGTTCCTGCCAACCAGCCGGATATGCCGCTGGTGAATATACATTCGCGTCAATCAAGCTAATGTAATGCTTTCCATTGAATGTCACCTTGTCGCCCTTTTTGTAGGCATTATGCGCACCAGTAGGCTGCACGAATTCCGGCCATTCCTCTAGTGAAACGATCACAAACAGTGCCGGTGTAATATCCGGTGTCCAGTCTGCCTGTGAGGTATGCGCCTGCACCACGCGATATAATACGCCATTGTATTGCAGCCGATCATCGACCGCGTAAGAATGGCCTGTCACCCACTGTGGGAATAACTCTACTGCTTGCAGTGCATCCTCATCGGGTAAGCTAATAGACGCTTTTTCAATATAGGGTCTCAATGCTCTGGCTCTTTCTGTGTAACTCATCAATCTGTCTCCCCAAGTAAAATTTTCGCCGCTGTTTCTGCATCTGTGAGTGGCAGTGCCGCGCCCATTTCCTCATAGCTGCCTTCTGGCTCAGTACCTTTCAGCGTATGGTCTGTGAGATGAAACACCATGTCAGAAAGCACCTGATGTTCAGTTCCTTCTCTATCTGTAATAATCACAGCCATCTTAGCGCAAAATCCTTCTGCTTGATCTTCCTTGCACGGGACATAACAACCGTTGCCGTGTAGTCGAATGGGCACAATACTGTCTGCATACCCGGCAAACGCGCCGTCCTGTTTTACTGCATACATGGCGTCCCTCCAAATTTCTCTTGATAGATTTTCTCCAATCGCTCTGTACTTGCGGTTCTCAACCGATTTTTCCAGTAGCCGTTTTCCTGCCCCGGCCATTTTTCATCCGTAAAGTCTTCGCCGCAGCCGTTTTTTTCATACCAGCGATAAAGGCGTTCAAGCATTTCCTGCCGCATCGCGCCCTCTGGTGTATTCTGCCTAAAATGCTCCCATCCGTTTTCGGATGTCGCAGCGCATATCCGCCTGCCATCTGCTGCAAACAGGAACCCTTCAATCTCCGATACCGCAGTTCCATATCGGAGATTAAATTCTCCATCGATGCCATTCCCGCGGAAACGCTTATACACGATATACTCCATGCGCTTTTCCCTCATACGCAAAAGCCGGGTGGGAAGCCGAAGGAAGCGCGCGCGGTTCGGTCTTCGACTGTCCCGTTGGTGTTCACATTCTCGAAACCGTCGGAGCTGCTCGCAAGCGGAGAACGGAGCCACCAACGAGCGGCGGTGCTCGTTCCGTTGTGCTTGTACTTTACCTTGCTGTTTCCAGCGGAATAATAGGCGTACTGCGCTTGCTTACTCGCCTCGTTCGAGTTTGCTCTCGAAATGCTCCCGAAAACCTCAAACTCCGAGAGGAGGAAAAAGTAATCCTTTGTCGCCGTGACCGCACTCGCGGATGTGCTATTATTTCCCGTATTGTCCGTGTACTTGGTAACGGACTTTAGGACTGCACGGAGCGCCGCCGGAATGACTGCGATAATCGTTCCGGAATAGCTCGAGAGGCTTGTCCCGCAAATATTTGTACGCATTTGCGAGCTCGCCCATCCGCCGGAGTTCGTTGCACTACTGTTCATAGAGAAATAGCCGGTTGTCGAAACGGGCGAGGTATAGTAACTATCGCAGAAACACACGTCCGTACCGCCGGAGAGCGCGGTCTTTGCAAGTTGGAAATGGATACGGTTTTCCCCTTCTAGGCTCGCGTTATGGTTAAATCCAATAATGAACGCATATGTTGTGTAATTAGATAGTGTAAGATGTCCAACCGTGCCGTTTAGCGTTACAGCCTTTCGGTCACCGACGCTCCAATAGTTCGCGCCCTGTCCCGCGTCGGATATATTTTTTATTGTTTCCCAAGTATTTTCATTCAGTGACGGATATACAAAATTAAGAGACACCGCATAGCTGTCCATGATGGATACGGTTTTTGTGTCTGACGTTTTCCCGTCCAGCGTAGCAGATACGCTCCATGTGCCGATCTCCGGAACGATAAGTGTACAGACTCCGGTGCTGTCAGATGTTCCGCGGATCGTTTTGGAGCCATTTGTCGCCGTGACGGTCGCACCCGTGGATACCGTTACGACCAGTTGCGGAACGATCCCGGTTTGAATTGCACGAACCGCGCTTGCAAAACCATCTGGGTAAGTCAGCGGGTCGGATGTTCCGCCTTTTTCTCTGATGGCATCGGCAACTGACGTGAGTTCTATATCGTTCGTTAAATATTCAGTTGCCATCAGAAGCTACCTCCATTCGCGCTAGGAATTGTTTCCGCGCTCCACGCTCCATTGACCACCCGCAGGAATTTGCCGTTGTCAGAAGCCGTGACAGACGGCACTTCGCGAACCGTGACAGCGCCTGTGTGCCCATTCACGCTCGTCACGGGATAAGGAGGTGGATTAGTGGCGCTGTACTGCCGCACATTGTCTACGTTCCCAAGCCCGACGTCGGACTTTCCGAGCGCCACCGCGCCGGTCTTACCGTTGACACTGGTGACGGGGGCGGTCTGCAATGCGGTTTCTGCCTTTTCTAAGCTCGACTGGACGCTACTGGACAAATCTGATTTTGGGATTCCACCCGTTGGCTTTGTGTATTTCTCTTCAACGTCTTTTTTACGAGGAATGGATAAATCCTCGCTATATCTTCCTAAATTCTTCATGACGTTCCTCCAACATGGCCTCCCACGGTATTTCACGTGGGAGGCGTTGCGTTCATCATCCGATTGCAACGGCACGGTACGCTCCGGCGTTCAGAGAAGTCACGCTTGCGTCAGTCTGGTTGATGGTGATCGTAATGCTGTTATCAGTGCCAATTACTACATCAGTCAAAACCATTGCATTTGTAGCCGTTTCGTATACCTGCACCAGCATCGGAGTCTGCGGGCCATTTGTCTGTGCGGCGATCTGCCAAGTGAATGCGCCGCCGGTTGCGGAAAGCACTGGATTCAAAATGGAATACTTGTGCAGATTTTCAGGAGCGGCCTGCCACGTCGGAGCCTGTCCTTCTCCGTTGGAAGTCAGAACCTGACCAGCTTCGCCGCCTGTCGTCGGTGCATAGAATGTTGGGTTCGTCGTTTCTGTACCGTTCTGTGTAATGGTATTCTTGGTTGCGCCCTCGGCAACGGTGCCCAGTTTTGTCTTGTCCACTTTGCTGAACTGCGTATAGGTTTCGCCCTCGCCGATATCGTCCTGTGTCAGAACAACAACTCCGGTTTTTCCGTTTACAGAGTTCACGTCAGACGGATTGCAGAGAACATAAACTGTACCGCCCCAGCGGTACTGCTTGTTCTGGTAGCTGCCTTCCGTCATGATGATATAGATTTTGCCGGTTTCAGGGGTCAGCGGAGCGCCGCCCTCAGTAGCAGAAAGCCAATCAGCCGCTCTCGGCGTGGTGCCAACGATATACGCCTCAACGACATCATCGACATAGCTGGGCAGCTGGCCAGACGGAACAAGACCGTCTGCGCCGAGGGTTGCAACGCCGTTCGGCTGCCCCTTCTCAGATGCGGGAATCTTGGCATTAAGCTGTGCCTGTGCATCGGATGTAAGGCCGGAAATGTACTGTGCGCCAACAATTTCAACGACTTCTGCCGCCGTGATGTGCCCGGCCTTATCGATTGTGAGAGAAACCGTGTGCGTTGCATCGCCATACTGGCCGGCAGTCGCACCGGAGAATACATGGCCGAGCGTGATAATCTTGGTTGTGCCGTCTGCGTTGACATGAATCCACTTATCACCAGACGCAAGAGAGAACGTATCGGTCTTGCTGGTCGCAGAAACCGTTGCCGCTGCATTCTGGCCTGCAACTTCGGTGGTGTCATTCGTACTCTGCTTCGGAATTGTGATGTTGGAGAACGCGTTCTGGTTGACTTCACCGCCTCCGGCTACTGCATTCTTAACAGCAGTATCGAGCGCAGCAAATGCTTTCTGAAGCGTATCACCATCGGCAATATAGCCACCATCGACCGGCTGATAGTCGTTCAGCGTAAGTTCTACGACTTTCTTTGTTGTGACAGTTCCATCCGTTCCGAGTCCAACAATTACTGCTCCGGTATTTCCCGCTTGACTATAAACAACGCCTACCGGCTTCCACTTTTCGCCGTCGTACTGATAAATAATCTTATCGTTTGAGTTGGTATAGACCTGCCCAAACTTTGGGTTCGCAGGGGCCGTAGCCAGCGGCTGAAGCACCGCATTCTGAATTTCGTTTTTGTTGAGGTCAAGGTTTGTAAGAACGCTTCTACTCATTGTAAGTTTCCTCTCTTTCCGTGTTCAGGTCAGTTGAGATATGCTTTTCCAGAGAATGGAGCAGTAAACACAACGGACAATTTGTTCTTGTCAATATACTGCACATCCCCCACAACTTCTGTACCCGCGCTATCCGCAACTGATACAGAGGGGTATTTGCCGAGATTGTGCTGTATCGTCCATAAATTGGACGCTACATTTTGTGTGAATGCGAAGTGGAGGTCATCACCTGCTCCAACACCGATATTCGCGCGTGCACGCTGCTGTTCTTCTGGTGTAAGGTTTTGTTCTACATCGTATCGGACTGCGCCCAATGCGGCATTTACGCCCGCCGCCATTACCGTTACACTAATGTTTCCATTTACCGCGCCGATTTCAACCGGAATATCATCTGTGACTGTGCCGCCCGATGAATCCGCATCAATCAGAATGCCACGGTTCGCAGCTGTCAAGATTCGGATTTGACGTCCGATGCCGCCAAAGATATTTCCGCCTTTGAATTGAATTCTCGCCTGCGGTTCCACATTCCCGTTCATAGCGAAGGATTGCTCCTGCTCTACTGGGAAAAGCCATTTCCCACTCTTGTACGTTACATCGCCCGGATACTGTCTGGACAGTTTTCCGAGGTTCAGGACAACGATTTCCACCATGTCCTCCGTAATGAGCGTGCCGTCCAGCATTCGCAGGACAAACGGCATGGAGTAGCTGTCACCCTGCATAATCGAAATTGCCATATCAGATGCCCTCCAAACCGATTTCCACGCTTGCTGTGTATTCTCCAAATGTCGCCGTCACATTCAACGGTGCATCACTTGCGGACCAGCAAGTAATCTGTGTGCTGTTCCCTGCTTCCGTCGCAGTGTAAGACATCGCATCTGCGCCGGAATAAGAGAACGTTATTTTATCTAACCGCTCTTCTCCGTTTTCAAAATACGCGGCTTCTATTGTGACGGACTCATATGGGCGAAGCTTGTCCGGAATATTCCCTAGGAACGCGACCTCGTTTCCACTTTCTACAGGAACAACGGTTATTTCGTATTCCTCTCTGATGCTTCGATTCTGTTCTAGCGTACAGGTCACTGTGCAAGTCCCCTCAGTTACGCCGAAAACGCTTCCATCCATACCAACGTCCGCAACATTTGTGTCGCTGCTTTCCCAAATGTAGCTGACTGGATGATCGTAGTCATGGTCTGCGTCCTTTCCCATTCTGATGCTGACAGCCTCTAGCTGCCCCGTAGCGCCACTTTTTATGATGGGGTTTCCCTTCACCCGAATTTCCCATGAAAACGTCTTTCCGCCTGCCACATGGTTTTCCATGTCGTCAATTTCTTCGTTCGGCGGTTCATATCTAGCCGTGAATTCAAGCAGCCGGACTGAATCATAATCTCCGGTAAATTCCTGCGCGTAATCGCCGAAGCCGGTGATGTGGTATGCAGCTGACCCAAGAATGATTCTGCTGTTTGTGTTAAGCTTTTTTGTTTCTTCGTTTCGCTGGCATATGATATTAACATAACCCTTTGTAATAAGGGCATATTCTTGCATATCGCTTTCGTTTGCTGTCAGGATTGCCTTTTCGACACATATCGGTTCTTTCAGGAGATTTCCGTACCAGTCCAGATGGTTCCACGTTGACCGACAGCGTTGTGCAACTCCGCTTCCAGTTGCGTTGGAAATGTTCTGCGGGTTTGTGACAAGCCAAATGCTTCCCATTGCATCGATTTTTGTTCCTTCCGGCACATACTCAATGCTTTCATCGGCAAACATAATGTCCTTGTAATCATCCTGCTTACGGAGTGTCGATGCCGTTTTCGGTGCTATGTCCGCCATACGAATGGATGTAGTTTCCCACTCATAAAGCGCATCTGGGTTCAATCCCTGCACACGCGCCTCGATAAAGTCAGAAGCATACTTCGCATACTGATGCACAAACTCTGCGCTTGGGTCTCCGAAATACTGCTTCTGCCGGCCTCTATATTGCGATGGGGTGTTCCTGACTGCTGTTTTCAGGTGGCCGGAAGCAATCAATCCGTTCTTGATATTGTCTGATAGCGGCATGATGTCCAGCCCCCCTTCCGATGTTTCTTAGAGCAGTGTGAACACGCGCCGCATGGGATTTACCTGACGCATATACGCGCATTCTTGCTCATACCCACGCAGTTCACCATAGAATAATTGTAAGTTTTCCTTGTACCGAGCCGTTGATTCCTTCATGGTGGTGTTTTCGTTCGGTGTATTAAAACTCTTATCCTTTATTTTCGGTTGGATGTTCAGCCATTCACGGTTAAATCTGTTATCCCATGTCACCGCGACGGCCAATCCCAATAGACGTTTCTGTTTGAGCGTAAGTTCGTGATAAAAATGGCCGTCTGTATAGAAGTCCAAACGATATTCGATACCTGCGTTGTCCTGCTGTGGAAATGTTACATTTCCCGTTTCGGAGTCGTAGGTAAAATCCGTGTATGGGACGAACGAAGCGTCTCCATTTCGTGCGTACTGCACACTTACGCAGCTGCAAAGTTCATATCCAACTTTTCCTGTCTGAATCGTTGTTTCCTGCGTTGTACTGTTCTGTTCGCTTGTCCAATCGAAATCGGAATATTGTGGTTCTTCAAGTCCTTCTGTCAGGAACACAAGCAGTTCAGGCGGGCTTTTCAGCATAGGGATTGCCATTTTCACCCATGCGCTCATGCGTCGAAAAAACAGTGCTGCGTCTGCTCTCAGGTCATCTGTCATTCGGTCATCGCCGATGATAACCATGGCGTGATTTGTAATGATATCGCTCCAAGCGGTTCCCATTAGTCCCATTCCTCCTTTTCGTAGGAAGAATCGTTCATGGTGTTTTGGTATTCCTCCCGGATACAATCGGCGGCAGCCTCATCCTCAATCAGAAGCAGAAGAGATTCAATGATGCCGCATAGAGCCTCAATTCTTTCCTTGCTGTCCATGGTTCGACCGCCGCCTTTCCTATATTAAGCATTGACAGTAACAGTGCATTGTGCCTGTCCTGCCAGATAGTTGTCGTTTTCTTCCTGCACGATAGACAGAACCGCATTTCCTGCATTCAGTCCCTCTATGGTGACGGTGGTGTTGTTCACAACCGGGCTGATTGCTACCGCAGAAGGGTTGCTGTTTTCGATGGTAATCTGACTATTTGATGCAGTCGTAATCGTGAATGTTTCGGTTGCACCAGCGGACATTTCGATTGCTTCCGGGCTGACGCTCAATCCAGCACTGGCCTTTGCAATCGTCCACGGAACAATGATGGTTCCCTTATAGTTTCCGATTCCGTCAATTCGGAGGGAATATGCTCCGGCGTTTGTACCTTTGTTGTCTGATACAGTGTAGTCTGTGTCAGCCGTAAGCTCTGTTCCACCGAGCGTCACGCTTGTAACCGTTTTGGTTTGTTCACTTCCCGTGTAGGTAAGCGCCGCGCTCACCTCAACAGTTGCGCTCTCAATGCTGGTCTTGACCGTAACTGCATTTTCGAGATTATAGAAGAATCCACTGTTTACTCCGTTTGCCGTAACGATATAGCCGCCGACTTGCAGCTCATACTTTCCAGCATCGACTTCTGGAACTGTATAGCCGCCACGAGATACTTTTGCGCCGGTGACAGCGGTAAGCGTAACAACTCCATGCACCCTGTTCTGCGCCGCCCATCTGACGTGCATATAGGTAAGTGTCGTAGCTGCACTGAATACGATATATTCAATCGGGCCATAATACCGGACGGTGAATACATCGCCTTCCGGCTTTGCTGTCAGCTGCGTTTCGCGGTTCAGTTTTACCGTAAAAGATGCTGCAGCCGTCATTTCGACACCAAGGATTTCTGCCTCTGAACCGTTCCACGGTTGGTCACTGAAGTTGGTTTCAACCGCAGCCCGAACCTTCGGAAGAATGTTTTTGTTTGCCGCGTATGCGGACGCAGGCACAAAGGAAAACTCGCTATAGACAGGACTACTCATGTTAATACCTCTTTCCTGCGCCCGTATGCGGCGCAATGTTTACTGCGCGTCCCGCGCGTTCATTTCTTCGATAATGGAGATGAAGTCGCCCCTTTGGTTTTTCGGGGTCTTGCTCATTTCGTTCAGCTTCACGACGATTTCTCGCGTGATGTTTGGATTGCCAAGCGCATATTCTTCCGCGTAGGTCTGCGCGACCATTTTCTTGTGTCCTTCGCAAAGTTTCGGGTAAAGCGACAGCATTTCATCGCTGTATTCCGCCATTCTTGCGAACACTCTCTTGTCAAGGATTTCGCCATCCTTATAGTTGACGCCAAGTGCCTCGCGCTCATCGTCACTCAGTCCGGACACAACGATCAGCCATCTGCGCGCCATAAAGACACGGTTCACGTCCGTCAGAACGCGGGAGAGATCACGGTGCGGCACATAGAAACTCCCACTCTTGCCTACGATCTGACCGAAGATGCCGCCTTCTCCGAAGAACACGACGTTATCGTCTGCAACAGGAGCTTCCCAGAGGAAATGCACCATTTCGGAGTCATTTGCTACCTGAATAATCTGCGGAGTCACAGGCGTCTGCGGCTGTACATTTGCAACCGCCTTGGCAACCGCATCGGCTACCATCTTCTGCACGTCTGCCATTGTAAACGTCGGTTCTGCCTGATTGCTTGTTTCCGTGTGAACTTCAACGGTTTCACCCGCCAATTCAGGCGCAACTTCCGTCAGCGGAACTTCGCTTCCGTCGTATCGGATTCCGGTCACATCATCTGCATTGACAGACAGGATATTTTCTTTTCCCGTTTCTGCCTTTTCAGCAGTATTCGAGGTCTGATCTTCTTCCGGAACATCAAAGAAAACATCTTCTTCCTTGACTTCCTCCGCCACAGGCGTTTTCTTCGGTCTTCCGGGTTTCTTTCCAGTGTTCTTGTTTTCAGCCATGTCGCACACTCCTTCCAGATTTAATGGCTATTTTCCTCCACGAATGTTGGCTCCGTCCGGACTCGAACCGTATCTTGCAGCACCATGCAGAGCCATATGGTGCGGGACGGGCTGGAGGTAAAACCCGCCCCGCGAAGAAGAGATTAGACCGTTACATGGCCCACCTTGCTGGAGAACGTTGCAACCGAATCAAGAGCGGTCGTGAGGTTGATGCCCATCTCGAAGTCGGCCGTGCGAGTCGGGTCGATTTCGATGGTAATGGGCGTTTCGGCGTTGTAAGCAATGGTCAGAGGCTTACGGCCGGCAGCAGACAGCATCCAAATGTCGTTTGCAGACAGGATGGTAGTCGGTTCGGTGTTCAGCTTCAGCGGGCTCGCAGCGTCACGGAGCGGCATCAGGCGAACGCCAAGGAACTCACCCAGCATACCGGTGCTGTTGTACTGAGTGCCGAGGAGCATCGCAAGGGCGGCGTCCATGTTGACGTTGGTGGAGCCGGTAGCCTGCGTCGGCAGAACCTTGCTCAGAGCGACCGGAGAACCGGTAGCGATGATGGTGCGCAGACCGACGTTGTTGATGGTAGACAGCTTGTTCGCCAGAGAAATCCAGTTCTGATTGGTGAACGTCTGGTTCAGGTTCGTGGGGATAAGCGTAGTGTCGGCCGCAGCCAGAGTCATGGACTGATTCCACATGCCCATAACCTTCGCATACATACCAGCAACGAGGTTTGCGAAGAACGCGCCGAAGTCGGTGTTGTTACCGACAAGCTGATGCCACTTTGCAGTGATCTGAGCGGTCTTCGGCTGCGGATTCAGCGTGTAATCCTTGCTGTAGAAGCGGTTGCGAGGAACGCTTCTGGATGCACCCCAAGAAGAATCCTGGAAAATGGGAATGTCGTTCGATCCGATGGAGATTGTATGAGTCTCGCCAAAGCCGACCTGAACGGTTTCTGCAAAGAAATCGACGGCTTCTGAGAATACATTGGGAAGAATCGGATAAACAACTTCCTGCCAAATGCCCTGAAGGACACGGTAGAAAGCAGGGTTGCCATAGAAACGCTGACCGTTTCTCTTGAAGGACTCAAAGTCTGCGGGAGCAGTTTCGCCGGTCTGTGCGCAGCAAATCTTTGCCGCATACAGAAGCTGCTCACGCTGGAACTTTTCGTTCAGTTCCTTGTAGCCGTTCGCGGACAGCATATGGGAAATGCCAGTGGACTGAAGACCGTTGACGGCCAGCATCGCTTCCTTGCCCGTAAGAGCGTGCTCATAGAAGAGGACACGGCCCTTGGAGACGATATCCGCACGCTGGGCTTCTCCAGCGGAAGCATTCACGCGGAAAACATCAGCAGAAACGCTGTTAAGATTGATTCTCGGCATTGATATTCACTCCTTCCTTATGCGTAGACCGTGAAGGCCTGCACGTCAACGTACTCGAAGCTGGAAGTGGTTCCTTCGGTGAAGTTGCCAGTTCCAAGCAGTTTGAAGTACAGCGCACCATTGTCGGTCGGGGCGGAAGCTGCGGGCTTCAACTGGCCTGCATCAATGGTGAAGAATTGATTGGTGCTCAGTGCGGCATTGACGTTGCCAATGCCGAAGCGGTACGCATGGTCGCCGTCGAAGACGATCTTGGTAAACGTACCATCGCGGCCGGCGGGAATGCCAAGGCCGAGTGTTTCCGTGCCAACGGCATACATATTGCCATGCTTACCCTGAAGAAGCTGGATTTCGTAGGTATTCGCGGCATATACCACATCACCAGCTGTAGTGGTGGAAGTAGCGTCGTTCATGTACCACGCATTTTCATTCTTTACTCCGGTAAAACCGGCGCATGGAAGCTGGCCGTTTCTGATGACCAGACGGCCGGCATCACAGTCCGCGTCAGCACTGGACGCCTGATATCTGCCGGTAACATTGATGAGGTCATTGCGGGAGTTGTTCGTCACGCGGGCCTCAAATGCAGTTTTTGCATTAAACATTTCTGTTCACTCCTCTCTTACTTCGATGCAGCTTCGACGCCCCATTTGGCAAGCAGACCATTGACAGATCCATCGTCTTCGCCGCTGTTGTTCTTGAACTTGTCCCATGCGTAAACTGTTCTGTTTCTCTGAGCGGCTTCCGCATCCATCTTCTCGACAGCTGCACCGCAAACCGCGTAGACGGCCTTTGCAACCTCTGACTCACCGGTCCAGTTCTTGTCCTTGTCGCAGCTGTTCGTGTAGAGGCCAGCTTCGATATCGGTCAGAATGTTGTCGATGGAACTTTCAGCAACCTTCTGTTCACGGTTCGCATTGAACTTTGCGAGAGTTGCCTTTGCCTTTTCCTTGGCAGCATTCAGCCGACGCTTGTTTTCGAACTCACGCATGGCTTCGAGCTGCGCATTTGCAGTTTCAAGCTCCTTGTTCAGAGAATTAACCTTGCTTTCGGCTGCATTCAGACGGTCCGTGTTTTCCACGACGACCATATCCACGAAGTCCTGTGCCTCCATGGTGATGCAGTCTTCGCCCACCTGCATGGACGCATTGACAGACATGCTCTGGAAACGTTCAGGTACAATGGTTTCTGCGGAGTTCTCAATGACGTAGTATTTGTACGCGCCATTCTTCGCCATCAGGCAAACATAGACTTTTCCGTCCTTCTCGCCCGCCGCCAGAACCTTATAATCCGTAAAACGCGCCGCCAGTTCGGCAAGCTGTCTCTTGTTATAAGTTTTCAAATCTTTCACTCCTTTGTGTGATAGACTCCCGTTATCCGGGGCATTGTTCTTATCCGGGGCCTTCTGCAAAGATGCCGCTTTGAGTTTCAATGTTTTAAATTCTTCATCCAATGCGGCAAGTCGAGCGATGTTGGCCCCCGGAATAGCCGGAGCAACGCCCGCTCCTAAGATTGTGACGCCAACCCCAGACCAGACATCCTCAACTTCGACATCTCCGTCCATGTGGTTTTCGTCTATCAAGGTTTCCACAGATACATCCATGCGCCCTGTTCGCACGATTTCATCTACGGTTTCCTTTGCATAGAAAGCGAAGAGTTTTCCACGCGCCACAATCCAAGTCTGACCATCCCTCTTTTGGAGGGAGAAATCACGTTCATCATCTGACAGCGTTCCAACAATGCGTTCCGCCGTCCCATCCGTATAGGAGTTATACTGTTCACCTGTTCTTGGGTCAGTTTTGCGCTGGCTGTTGTGACCGTCGCCGATTTTCCCCATGACGTAGGCAATCAGGATTGGCCGTCCCACGAACGTCTTGTAGTATTTCTCCAGGTTCTGATAATTCCACCGGTTCTGGTTGACCCCTTCACGCATCAACCACAGTTCAACGCCAAACTCATACGGATTCAGCTTTTGAAGCACCTTGAGTTGACCGGTTGCAACTGGTCTTTTGATTTTCGTCAGCGGCATTGTCAGTCACCCTCTTCCTCGAAGAGTTCTTCAATCCAGCCGTCAAAACTGGTCGCGCTCATCTCGTGTTCGGAGTACATCTGCCACGCATACAGGAATTTCTCGTAGCTTGCGCTGTTTTCCATTTGAAGGTTTTCAAATCCGCGTCCAAGCGGATAAAGCCCGTTTTTATCGCAGATCTCGACACATTCGCGAAGCGCATCTTCGACTTTCTGGAGCATGTCAATGATGGACTCAAACACACCATCCAGATTGTCAGGCCGTCCTTCGTACTCCGCAGTTGCTGGGTAGATTTGCAGGATATGCCGCTGATGCAGCAGATCTCCGACTACATCGAATCGCTGAGGCTGAAGATGAGCCAATTTGTGGATGGCATTGGCCGTGTTCGGCATTCCAAATTCAATCAGAACCCATTCTTTCAGCGTATCCAGTCCACGCGCAGCATCTTGATACGCGCCGGTTACTTCCTTCGCAGCATCTCGCACAGCAGCGAGCGCACCGTTTTCGAAGTCAAACCGTTCTTTCAGTCGAGCCATTTCGTCGTCTCCTTTCCGTGCAAAATAAAAGAGGGCTACCGGCACATTTCACTGTGTCGGTAGCCCTCTTCGGCTCTTCTACACCGCTCTTTCGGCGCAGGTACAATTTTTTATTTTTCCATTTTTTCCTGACTAATTGCCACTCGTTTCAGGACTTTCATGGTATCTTCCGTGATACGGTATCCGTCTTTTGTGAGCTGAATCTTCACATCACTGCCATTATTAAGCGCCCTGTTGATAATGTGGAGGTCTTCTTTCTTCACAAATTCAGTCATTTGTACCTCCATACTGGTCAATCATGGTTTCGCTTCCGTCTGTTGTGGCGTTTCCGTCACCTTTTGGACGACCGGGGCTTTTCGCTTCTGTAGTGGCTTTGCTTTTTGAATTACTCCCCATGTTATACGAGGCCACAAGTGGGATACGCTTGTCCAGAATTCCGCTGTTGTAAACAACATCAGACAGGCACATATCGTCCAGAACGGATCGGTCAAGCAGTGCATTATATACGATGGTATCCGGCAGAATGCCGTGCTCCATGCCATTCATGCACCGTTCGAGCATCTTTTCGTCTTCGGAGATATCCCCGAACATGACGAATTTCCAATCATACCGAGGGCCGAGTTTCTTGATGATAGCATTCATCATCCGCTCATAGTCGCGGTAGACTGTCTGCATAAATTTGCTTTCAATCTGAAGAGAGATCTGCGCGGTTCCAGCTTTCGGGTCATCTCCAAGCGGGATGATCGCGCCCATGCCGGCCTGACTCATAGTGTCGCTGTATCCTTGCTTAACGATGTCCATGGCCGACGGAGCTTCCGACAGGCTTTCCAGTTTCATATTTTCAAACGGAGCCGCATACAGGCCGATTCCGCTTGTATTGTTCGTCTGCAGCATATCATACCAAATCGCTTCAAACAGAAGCCGACCGGCATTACTAAGTTTGTACTTGTCTTCTGCGGTCGCTTCTTTGTCATCTCTGTACGGGATTTCACCATGCAGAAGGCTGACCAACGGGTTCTGAATCAACTCCAACTGAATTTGCTCCATCTGAGCAAGTTGAATCATGTTGAGGAACAGTCCTGCAAACGGAGAAATTGCAGTCCGACTTACATCGTCAGCTTCAAACGTAAATACTGCATCTGCTGGTAGGTAAACCCAATAGTACCAGCGCCCATTCTGATAATAGACATCTGGGGTTCCGGCCATATCGCCGCGCGCTTGGATGCGCTGGAATTGCTGCATATCAACGCGCGTTTTTTGCGCGAAGATCAGCGAAGTGCCAGTTCCCTTGGGCTTTTGCACGACACTGCTGAAATCGTAAAGGTACGGCGTAAACAGATCACCGTATTGCTCCGGTACGCAGCCCGGCTGGAGGAAGTACATCATGTTAAATGCCACGGTGTACTTGGAAATATTGTTGTATCCGGTGATTTTCGTCCAGTCACTGGGAAGCTGCTGCATGAATGCGTAGTTCACCTTGTTATGGCTCTTGTCTACGCTGTAGCGAGGATAATAGAAGACCTTCCCTTCTATGCCAACTTGGCCTACGATCTGATGCGCAGTTTCCTTCGGTTTGAATTCCTCGCGCAGCTTTTCGAGCAGCTTCCATTCGCGCATGAACTCGTCCTTTTTGGTGTCGGCCGAGTCCGTCAGCTTCGGCATCACATAGTTGTGATACGTCAGCATTTCTTGGTAGACTTTGCGAATGTGGAAAAGCGGATACGCCGTATACTCCAGAATATGCGCCACTTGCCGAAGTGGCTGTTCGCTGTCATACGGCTTTGTGAGCATTTCTGCGACCTGATCTTTTGTAAAATCAGCCGGCAGCGATGAAATCTGCTTTACACGCCGGTTCTGAATGTACGGGTTCGCAAGACCATAGCGGCCAGAATTGATTCCGGCAAACGCGGAGGTAATACTGGACATCGGGATACCCTGATTTTCAGCCGCCATCTTACGGAACCGTTCAAAAATCTTCGGAAAAGAAGAATACTGTAGCTTATTGAGTTCGCTCGTCTCTATCGCCATCTGTTATTTCCTCCCCGCCGGTCTTGATCTTCTCGCGCTCCGCCGCGAGGGCTGCCGAAAGTTGGTCGACCATTCGGCTCAGATTTTCCATTGATTGCGTCTGGTTTTGCTCCATACGCTCCCGAAGCAGCGTTGCAGCGCAGATCATAATCCAGTCGCTGTCGGCTTTCGTCAGCCGCTTTACGTCCTCGCCGTTTATCTCAATGCTGCCTTTCGGCTGCTTGTCTGCCGTATAAATCAGGATATAGCCCGGTGCAATCCGGCTGAACCGTTCCATCATGGCGATTTCCACAGATTCCTGCGTTATGGTCAGCGCATAAAGCCGATATATTTTTTCCTGATTTTCCGCCATTAAAAAATCCTTCCTCCGCGTCTTTGCGTCACAAGCCTTGCGCCTGTGCTTCCTCCGGTAACGTTTTTTACGTTCCCCTTTGCCTTATACTTGGAAAGAAGCGCGTCCCAGTCGCTCTTTTTACGGACTTC